ACGCTCTTCCGATCTCTAAATATTTAAAATCAATCGGAGTACTTCCTCGCTATGCGATGATGAACAGTACTACCTTTGATTACCTCGTTGAGAACGAGCAGATCAAGAACGCTTTAATTACTTCTTCCGGCAAGACGGTTGATTTTACCGATGAGGCAACCGTTAAGGAGATTTTTACGCGAAAGACAGGTCTGACACCTATCATTTATGACAAGATGTACATTGACTACAAGGGAGAGACTCAAAAGTTCTACCCGGACAACAAAGTAACCATAATCGGCGCAGGAACACTGGGATCAACATATTATGGTGTGACACCAGAAGAGCGTACATTGATGTCAAATAAAAATGTGGATGTTGCCATGCTTGACAACCGCATTGCAATCGCGACCAAAACCGAGCAGGGACCACCTATTAAGACTACAACTAGCGTATCACAGATCGTGCTTCCATCATATGAGGGCATCGACAGCACATTTGTAATTGACGTCAAATAATGAAATTCGATCACATGATCAAGCTTAACGGAATCTACTATGCAGCTGGTGAAGACGTCCCGATGGAAGAGAAAAACGATGCCCCAGAGATTGACGTCCCGATGGAAGAGAAAATTGAAATTCCAGAGTTGCAAGTTGATGATGAACCAAAGCGAAGAGGTAAGAAACTAAAAGCTGTTTGATGGAGGTGAGAAAGTATGAGTTATACAGACAACCTTGCAGACGAGCTTTTTTTTGATTTGCAAGTTGAGCTTTCAAATGATGAAGAAGGCGGCAGCTTTTCGGAACCGTTACTCAAGCAAAAAATCAAAAGTGCAATTAGAGAGGTCCGAGACAAAAGAAGATATCCACTTGGATATACGGACGGAATGATTGCACAAGATTTAGACAGGTACTATAGCCAGATTCGCAATTTGGCTTTGTACGATTATAACTCGATTGGCTTTGAGGGTGAGAGTCAGCATAGTGAGGATTCCATTCAGCGAACAATGGTAGACAGAAAAACGTTGTTCGCCGGAATAATACCGTTAGCAACAGTCTAAGAAGGATGTTCGCCAGTGTGTTTGCAATGTTTGCGAATACGCTGGCAGGGTGCATATTAAAGCGGCGGTGGGCAATATGCAAAAATATAAGCAGGAGATATAAAGATGCAAGAGTTTTTATTACAAACATACACAATCATCCTTCCAATTGCTTTAGGATACATTGTTTGGCTTCTGCAGCAACAGAAGAAAGACAAGAACGCGAATGAGAGAGGAACCATGCTGTTATTGCGTGTGCAACTGATCGAGTATCACACAAAATACATGCGGCTGGGGGAGATACCATCCTATGCCTATCAGAACTTTGAGGAAATGTATGAAGCCTATCATGATTTAGGCGGAAACGGTATGGTTAAAAAGATGTATGAAGAGATCAAAGAGTTACACATCAAGAGTGGAGGAGGTAAATAAAATGGATATATCGAGCATGACTACCGTGATTGCAATTGTAGTTATTTGCTATTTAATTGGGCTTGCAGCCAAGACAATTCCAGCAGTCAAGGATAATTACATTCCGGTCATTGTGGGTGCTTTTGGCGGCATTCTGGGAGTCTTAGGAATGTATGTCATACCAGACTTCCCGGCGCAGGATATTCTGAATGCAATTGCTGTCGGCATTGTATCAGGTTTGTCCAGCACTGGTGTCAATCAGGTATACAAGCAGCTGAAAGATGGCACGGACAAGTAGAAGAAATCGCCAACAGATGTGGTATTCGCACCAAGTCGGGAAAGCACCTGGATATCTGAGAGATGAAAACGGTGACATTCAGTATGAGAGCTATGTTGGAGCTGATGGGGAAGTATATTTTTATACCGATGACGAAGGTAAAAAAATCCCAAAAGAAAGCGGTGAAATGGAAGTGCTTTACAGCAATCCTATAAAGTTTTGGGGAACAATCACATCGCAGTTAAAAAACGCTGTCATGCGAGCATGGGGCAGTGATAGTACAAACAATTATGCTACGCTCATCTTAGCTAAACATGCAAAAGACTCTAGCGGAAACAAACTTAGCTTGCCGTTTGGAGCAAGAATCTGGCTACACTCAGAAATCAAAACGAAACCAAACGGATCGCCAGACGAAAATTCTGCTGATTACCAAGTGAGTGGAATCATGAATGAAGCACTGAATGAAACGTCTTACTATCTGCAGGTATTGCAGCAAAGCGAGGAAAAAACCTAATGGCAAAGGCTTTGGAAATAAAGGTGAGCGGAGTAGATGAAGCCATAAGGATGTTGGAACGTTACCAGAAAACGTTCCAAACGCGAGTAGAGCTTTTCATGAAGAAGCTTACTGATTACGGAGTTGAAAAAGCAACAGAAGAAGTCTTGACGATGGATGCAGTATTCACTGGTGAACTTGTAAATAGCATTCACTCAACCGAGATAGAGAACAACGCAGAGCGAGTTATCTTTGCAGTAGAAGCTGATTCAGAACATGCTATCTTTGTAGAGATGGGAACAGGAATTATAGGTGCTACTACTCCGTATCCAGGCAAGCTCCCGGCTATTTATGCGCAAGGAAAAACGATTAGAAAAACGGCAGATGGTAGATATGGCTGGTATTATCTGGGCGGAGATGGAAAGTGGTACTTCACAGAAGGTATGCCATCAAGACCATTCATGTATCATGCCTCAACGCAAATGAGACATGATATTGAAAGAATTGCAAGGGAGGTGTTTGGATAGTGGCTCAGAATCAATGGGTCATCGACCTTGAGAGCAAGGTATTATCCCTTGTGAAAGGCAAGACATACAACAAGCTAAAGAAAAGATATCCACAAATAATGTACACCACCTCAAGCATAAGCAATGATTCACAACGCAATTTTCCCTGCGTGTACGTCCATGAGTTGGGTGGAAGCGAAGCAAACTCCGATCTGGAACGCACAAGAATCAACACTATAGTGGCAGGATTCCAAATTGAAGTGTATAGCAACACATCACAGCTAGACTGCAGAACTATAATGGCAGAAATTATGGACTGCCTAAAAAAACTTATGTTTGATGTAAAAATGTCACCATATGCGGACAATCAATCACCAATATATCGTTATGTAGCACGTTTTGAAAGAACATTTGATTGGAATGATATTTTTTAAGCTCCATCGGCAAGATGGGGCTTTTTTAGTAGGAGGAATACAAAATGGCAGTAGGTTTAAAAAGTAGAATCATCTACAGAGAAAAGACAAAGGAAGATGGCGCAGCCGATTACTGGGCAGGTGAATATAAGCTCTTGATCAGAGCAAAATCAATTCCATCACCTTTCGGCACTGTCAACATGGTTGATACATCAACCTTGGAAGATTTGATAGAGACTCAGGAACAGGGAAGAAGAGCAGCTGCATCAATGGAAGTACCAGGTGCATTTGAAAAAAAATATAAGGATGAACTAGTTAAAAACGAGGGAAAACAATTAGATATCTGCATCCTTTACGGCACAGATGGAAAAGGTTCAGAAGGAATCGTAGCTTTTGTAGGAACAGAATCTTTCGCACCAGACGAGGCAACAGAAGATCACCTCACAGGAACAGCAACAATTGCCACAGTAACCGTTCCAAGGTGGATCGAGGATAGTTACACCGTATCTGTAACAGAAGATGAGAATGGTTATCCAACATCAATTACACTGGCAAAGAAAGAAATGTAACAGCTATATTCGGGAAGCGTGAGCTTCCCGTTTTTTGTTTAAAGGAGAATGAATTATGAAATTTATGAATTACGAAATTAAGTTTGGAATCGAAGCAACTACAAAGAGCGGAATTTTAAAGAAGATTAAAGAAATTCAGCAGTCCAGCGATGATGAAGCTCAACGGTCCAATGGTGATCTTATTGACGATATCGAAATGGTGCTTAATATGGTTCCGGAGTTTTTGCTTGTGGGACTGCAAAAAAGGCATAAGGATGAGTTTGGGTATGATTACAACACAAACAAAGGCAAGGAAGAGGCAACAGCAAAGGTGTGTGAATTGATTGATGAGTATACCGATCAGGAAGATTCGAGTATCAAAGAGCTGTTTGAAGAGCTGCTAAAAGAGGTAATGCAGAATGGTTTTTTCAAGAAAGAGGTTCTGCAGATGAAAGCGGAGAAAGAAGCGAAAGAGCAAAAAACAGAGTAATAGATCCAATTGATTATTACGATGAAAAGCTGCTTCCGTATTTTTTATGTGTTACGCAACAATACGGCTTTACTGCTGAAAAAATAGGCGATATGTGTCCATGTGAGTTAAAACCATATGAACTTGCTTACAAGCTGCATCAACAGCAAGTCGATATGCAAAACCACATGCTTGGCAAGTATGTGAGAATGTCTATCTTATCAACACTGGGTAACAGCCAGTGGTTCAAAGGTAAGCATACACCGCCGTTCGAATATCCAGATACGCCTTTCTTGCAACAGGAAGCGAATAAAAGCAAAAACGGCAATGCGGAGTCAAATGAGGAAATCGCAGTGTACGAGATGAAGCAAAGGATCAGGCAGCTTGAAAAGCAAGGCTTGCCAGAGAGCCCAATCTAAGGGAGGAGGGATAAAATGAGTGAGGTAAATATTGATTCAATACGGATTGAAGCTAAAACAAATATCAAAGAAGCTATATCTGATATTGAAGCGTTGAAACAATCCCTAACCGGATTGGGCGACAACAAAAGCGGAATTGACCGCTACTCAACATCTGTAAATGGATTAACGCAAAGACTAACGAAGCTGACAGGGATAACCAACAAGACAGGAATTGCAGCAGTTGAGAAATCTGTAAGAGAACTGGCAGAAGCATCTATTAAGCTTAACAACCTACAACTTAACGAAAAGAAGGGTTCAATTTTTTCCGAGGACACATGGAAAAGGGCCATGGATAACGTAGAAAGTGCGATGGAAAATGTAAAAAATACCATCGCACAGAACGTTAAGGAGATTAGACAGCTAGACGGTGTTGAAAAGGCCTTTGATAACTATATCAAAAAAGCTCGAAACATAAAGATCCCGATTGGCGTAAAGAACGATTTAAATACAGACAGGGAATTTGCAAACTTGCGAAGTGTACTTCGCAAGAATTTTTCCACAACAAATAGTGGTACGGATTTTGTGACGTTCATAGACGATATGAACAAGTCAATAAATACCACATTTGATACTACAAAAAACGCAACAGATCTATTCAAGGATGTAGTAGAGCGTTTAAGAGATATACGCAAGGAAGCTGTGATGACATCACAGGATGTTATCAAAAACGGCTTGATTCCAGTACAGGAGATTGAATCCGAACTATCAAAATTTGCTGCAAAAGACATACCTAACCTTAGCGAGAAGTATGGGATTACGGAAAACGATGTTTATGGTGGCAAAAAACTATCAGAAAACAGCGGAACAGAAAGCGTAAAAGAAGTCACAAGCGCCATCGGGCAGAAGACCAGAGCATTTGAAAAAGAACAGCAGACTGTAACCGATGTTGTGAACAGTGAAATGAAAGACCTTATCAATTTAAGGTCAACCATTGAATCTGTTGCGAACGCTGTAGGGGATGGAAAAGGTCTGGCAGGAGCATTCAAGGGGCTTAAAGAACTTGGCTTGGGTGAACTGGCTTCTTTGAAAAACATTGATTTTTCTGGAATTGCAAAGCTGAACATAAAAGCATTACAGGAAACAATAAAACAGACTACCGATATTAAAAACAGTGCAAGCAAAACAATAAGAGAATTAGTACATGATTCTGAATTGAAATATGCACTAGGATCTAGCAGTCCAGAACGCTTAATTGCTAAGACGACTGCAAAAGGAAATGAAATCAATATCCCTACAAAACTAAGCGAAATACAGTCTTTGTATCAAAAGCTAATAAATTACAAAGGCGAGCTTATTAAATCTATTAACGAAACATGGAATAACAACAACGAAAGTCTCGATGTAGCTATTGACAAAATTTTAAAATACCGTGAACAGCTTGCACAAACAAGGTCCTCAATCAAACAGGTTGGAGAAGCACTAGAAGCTGTACGCAATGGAGCTGACATTACAAAAGGTGAACAGTGGTTAGCAGAATATAATTCATTTCTAGGGGATATGCAGGAATATAGAACTAAAATTTTGCAAGAATCACTAGAAATGTTACAAACAGAACAAAAAAATTCACCAAAATTAAATTTAATGGAATCACTATCGGATTTAGGTACTGCAACTGATTCCGTTGAACAAAAATTATCAGAATTATTTGATATGTTGCAATCACTCCCATCTTCAGCAGATAGGGTTGGCTCACAGGCCAGAACTATGATTGTACAATCAGCACAGCAATTAGGAATTGCAACTGAAAGCATAGAAAACGCACTGTCAACATTGCATGGAACCCTCAGAGAATATAGTACCGCAAGTGAAACTTCTGCACCAATAGATGATTTAAACAATCATGTAAATTTGGTTGAGCAAAGCTTGTCTGCATTGGATTCTGCTCTGCAATTAACACAGAATGAGGTTAGAACATTTGCACAAACTGGTCAATTGTCAGAAACAGCATTGCAAGCATTGTCAAATGCATCGCAAACGTCTGACATGGTTATTGACCATATGAGCTCTAGCATAAGTGAGCTTACAGGAAACTTAGGTTTTTACAGGCAATCGCTTGAACAAGCTTCACAAGAGCCACCAATATTCAGAGACATACCAGAGGATATCAACAGATTGAACCGAAACATGCAAAAATTGCCGCTTAGCCTATCCCAGTTAAAATCAGATATAAGTGATTTGGCAGGCATCATGGGTGGATTTGTAGGAAAGGCGATATCTGTTGCAGGTGCAATTGGCAAAATAGGATCTTTTGCAATGAAAGTAAACAAGCAGATATTATCGTTCACAAAAAGCTTTGCAAAGTTGTCATGGGAGTTTTTAAATTTTGGCTCAAGCAAAAATGCACTATCTGGGCTAAAGAGTCCATTCAGCCAGTCCTCAGCCAGTCTCGGAGACTTTAACAAAAAATTAAAGCATGGAATTACAACTGTGTTGCGCTACGGTTTTGGAATCAGATCTTTGTATGTGCTGTTTAACAAGCTACGGTCAGGAATCAAGGACGGAATCAACAATCTTGTTATGTTTAGCGATAGGGCGAATAAGAGCTTGTCATTGCTGACATCCGATATGTCATATGTTGGAAATAGCGTAGCTGCGGCATTTGAGCCGATACTGAATATTGTTGCACCAATTATCGACCAAATTGTAGATTATGCAGTTGCAGGAATCAATGCCGTAGGTGCTTTTATAGCATCAATAACAGGGCAAACATCATACACGGTAGCTGTAAAGAACATCAAAGACTATCGCGACAGTTTAAACGGCACAGCATCTGCAGGAGATGCAGCAAGTGACGCAACTGATAAGTTAAAGGACAAGACCGATGAGCTAAAGCGTGAGTTAATGGGATTTGATGAAATCGAAAAATTTTCGGAAGATCTCGATAACGCAGCTAACAGCGGTTCAGGAAGTGGAAGCGGAAGTGGTTCTGGAAACGGCTCAGGAACGGAAGATCCTATACTTTTTACAAAAAAGGATATACCAGGAGCGGTATCTAACTTTGCAGATCTTGTAAAGGACGCTTGGGCGAAATCCGATTTTACTGACATCGGTAAAATAGTTGGAACGAAACTCCGTGACGCACTTGATTCCATTGACTGGGAGCCAATCAAGGAGCAGGCAAACAAAATTGCCAAAGTCACAGGAACATTTATAAATGGCTTCTTTGAGACGGAAGGTCTTGATAAGAGCGTTGGAAGAACACTTGGAGAAGCGGTCAACACAGCCGTAGGTGCAATCAATACCTTTATTGACACAACTCACTGGGCATCACTTGGCGAATTTATGTCAGGCGGACTCAGAAGCGCGATAGCTACTATTGATTGGGATGGCCTTGGAAAGACTCTGAATGCCAAATACAAGGCTTTATGGAGTTTTCTTGATGGATTTGTAGTGGATATGTCTAAAATCAATTTTAGCGGCACTACAGGGTGGCAGGAAGCAGGTAATGCACTTGCAAATACAATCAATAGCATTTTTGCAGATAGAGACTATACAAAAACTGGACAAACTATTGCAGCTGGAATCAATGGAATCACATCTGCGCTAACAACAGGGATAGAAGGAATTGATTTTAATTCGATATCCAGAAATTTTTCAAACGGAATCAATAGCATATTTTACGAGGTAGATTGGCAAGCAATCGGCACAATGCTATCCGACGGAATGAATACAGCAACTTCATCCTTACTTACGTTTTCAGTAACGGTTGATTGGAAAAGAATAGGCTCAGAACTGGCAAATTCCGCAAATACTTTTTTGGCTAAGACTGATTTTAGCCAAGCAGGAAAAGCGCTAGGCCAGGCATTTAAAGGTGCACTATCCGCAATTAACGAGTTTGCAGCAACATTTAATTGGAGATCTCTTGGAGTTGATATAAACAACTTCATTAAGGGCATCAACTGGGGCGAAATCTTAAAAACAAGTGCAAATATAGTTGCCAACACGTTTTTTGGATTATTTGAGGCAGCATGGGGGCTTATATTTGGGGGAAATGACACAAAGTATACCGCTATAGCTGATAACCTTAACAAAGCCATTTCAAAGCTGAATGTTGAGTGGCCAAAGTTTAAACAAGATGAGCTTAGTAATTTTGATTCGGCAATGGATTCACTGGACAAATTTTGGGAAATAAATGAGAAATTTAAAAAGAATGGAAGTTTATCAGCGCAGGACGAGTCCTTGTTCAAGTTCTACTACGAACAAATCTCAAAGTACGCACCAGATATTGCTAAGGAAATTGGAAGCATACAGACGGCTTATCAAGGAACAAAAGATACACTTGAAAAACTTATTGAAACGCAGAAAAACGCAGCTATTCAAAAAGGATTTTCAAGTGCGTTAGAGGATGCTTCTAAGATTTACGGCGATGCCGTAGTTGCTCTCGAGCAATTAAAAACCAAATTTATAGATGATTCCATCTCATGGAAGGCTGATATATTAAATGGACTTTTATCAAGAGTGGATGTATACGGTGGAACAATCGAGACCTGGGAAAAAACTTTTGATAAGTTTTTACAAAAAGTGAGAGATGGTTCCATTGACTTTCAGAATCTTACAAAAGACGAGGAAGCACTTTGGCAAGTCATGCGAGAAATGAATCCTCAATTTGGAACAATGGAAGAAGACATGGAATCATTAAATGGAACTGTCGAGACATCTGGAGAGACTGTAGATAAATTGCAAGTGGCTATGGGACGCTATAGAGATAATACTTCATCTGCAACAACCAATACGGAAAGCTTAATTCAAAAGCTTAAAGGGATTAAGTTGACTGGAGTTTGGAAATCACTTGCAGATGAGCTGAGAGATACACTGGATAGCGTAACTGAATCTTTAAAATCTGATAAATTCACACTAGGAATCAGCAATACTTTAACAAACATGTTTGACAAGGAATTTAAAGTGAATTTAAAGGCAGGATCACTTAATACCAGTGAAATTCCAGAAAACCAGAGAACGGTTGGTGGAGTATCCGCAAGTATTGTCAAAGCAAGTAATCAAATACCTGAATCAATAAGAAAGTTAGATTTTGTTGGAGCTATCACTAGTAAAAAGGATGAGATTGCAGACAGGAAGATCAACAACTTGGAAGGCAGCGTATCAAAAGTATCACAAACAGGCGGATTAACGTTAGATAATCTCGGCGGTTGGATTGGCTACATCGGTTCAAAGGTGTCGAATCTTACACTTGATAACATCGGCGCTTGGATTAGCTTTATAGGTTCACAAAAAAACAACATGACATTAAGTGATATAGGAGCATGGATCAGTTTTATTGGATCTCAGAAAGACTATATGACGTTAAGTGATATCGGCGCTTGGATTAGCTTTATAGGTTCACAAAAAAACAACATGACATTAAGTGATATAGGAGCATGGATCAGTTTTATTGGATCTCAAATCAGCGGAATGACGTTGAGCGGAATCGGAGCATGGATCAGCAACATTGCTGCACAGTCTGGCGGATTAACACTGAGCGGAATAGGAGCATGGATTAGTTATATTGCAAAAAGCGGCAACTTATCACTGCCTGGAATCCTCGGACTCGTAAATCAGGTTCAAAAACAATCTGGTTTTTCATTGATATTGTCTGGAATCACCGCACTTGTATCATCTATAGTGGGAGCACGGAAAGCAGAAGGTGGAGCTTTTTATGGCGGAAGGTGGCATAGCATACCACAATTTAGCAGTGGAGGAGTCATCAAAAAAGACTTCATGTCAAGCTTTAGCACCATTCCACGATATGCAGGCGGTACTGTAAATGCAGGTTCGATGTTTATTGCAGGAGAGGCTGGACCAGAGCTTGTGGGGCATGTAGGCGGACGCACAGAAGTACTCAACGAATCACAGCTTGCAAGCGTGATGCAAAGTGCAGTAGCAGAAGGAATGCAAACTGCAATGTCACAAATGGGCAGCAGTGGAAACATAACTGTCAATGTCACACTTCAAGGCGATGCAAGGCGCATTTTTGAGGTGGTGAAGAGTGAGAACAATTCGCGTGTTATGCAGACTGGCAAGGCGCAACTTTTAACGTAAAGGAGGGAAACAATGCAATGGATGGTCCGGTAAAAACTGTAATCATAAGTGGATTGGAGCTGAAAGCTAAAGATCTGACGATAACAGATAACATCATCTGGAGCCGCAATACGGGGCGAGTTGCGTCTGGCGATATGGAAGGTGACATCAAAGCAAAGAAAATTAAGTTAAATCTTACACTGGCGCCTTTGGATGATGAAGAAGCAGCAGCTTTTGCTGCTGCAATAGAACCACCATTTTTTCCGATCACTTTCCGAAATCCGAAGTCTGGGAAAACAGAAACGCGCAAATTTTATGTTGGAACGCCAACATATCCGGTGTATTCATACGCCGATATACTGCCCAGATATGTTGGCGTTGCCGCAAATTTTATTGAAAAATGAGGTGTCAAAATGAAGATGTCAAATAGAACACTGGTAAAAACAATCAATGGACTTTTATCGTTTAAAAACAATGGCGCAAGAAAGCCGATTAAGGCAATTTACGCAATTAACCGCAATATTGAAATGCTTGATAAAGCTGCGATTCCTTTTCAAGAATCAAGAAATGAATTGATTGAAAAGTACTGCGATAAAAAGAAAAATGGTGACATTGTCCCTAAAAAGGGAATGGAGCAAAACCTAGAATCAGAGTTGGGTGAATTACTGGATGGAATTGAAGTTGACGTAGATGTTTATAAGATTCCAATTAGCCTAGTTGAAAATATAGAAGCATCAGAGCTTGAATTTGAAGCAATTAGCATGATGCTAGAGAAAAGTGAGGTGAAAAAAGCATGACATATGATTATATGGTGAAACAAGATGGACAGTTTTATAAGCCTGGTCAAGATGTGCCAGATATGGGTACATTAGTGTGTACGTCTGCACAAGGGAATATACGTAGTTATGAGGGGCTTGCAAAAGATGTAGGCAAGCTTCCTACGTATGTTGCAACAGGCAGCTCTTTTCTGGCAAGTGATACTGGCGATTACTATAAATTCGAAGAGTCAACAGCAGCATGGAATAAGATTTAAGGAGTAAAAGATGAAACCAGAAGACGTCATTGGCATTTTAAATCGCAAGGTTCAGAACGCAACTGTAACGGAAGATCAAATTGATGCGGCTGTTGAAAAGTATCATAAGACTCATCCGTTGGAAACTGATAAAACACTTACTATTCCTGATGCCTTTGCAGATGCAAAAGCAGTCGGGGATGGATTGAGCAAAAAGGTAACAGGAAAAGGAATGACTTTGTACTATGATACAGAAAAACAGTGCGCAGCCATTAAATTTGATGAACAAGGTTAGGTGATCATTATGGGATTATGGACGGAATATAAGAAAAAAACGGCTGTAAAATCCACAGATACTTTTCTTGTGTATGACAGCGCAGAAGGCGTAATGCAAGTTGATGGATCAAATGTAAAAGAATCCTTTAGAGATGCTACAGATACCACATTGTCACAAGCAGACATGCCAGCTGATGCAAAAGCAGTTGGAGATAGATTCGCAAAGGTTGAAAAGAAGAATACAGAACAGGACACAGCGCTAAAAACAAAGGCCGATGGTACTGGCATAGAATTTTTCTTCGACTTAGCCAAAGGGTGCTTGGCTGCAAGGATAACAAAGTAGAGGAGGAAGGTGTATGGCTGACAAAATAATATATCTTGCAAATTGGGAAGATGTGGAAGAATTAAAGGCTGCATCAAAAACTCAAGAAACTAATATAGCGGATTTAACAAAGGAACTTGCAAAGAAAGCAAATGGCCAGGGAATTACTTTGAGTATAAATGAAAGTGGTGGACTGAGAGTAATGTATGACGATGGAAAGTGAGGATAAAAAATGGCAGCAGTGGCAGTAGACGTGGCAATGGAGTCAACATCACAAGAGATTTTAAATCTTTTAAAAACGGTAAAAACACTAGTAACAGATGTTTCAAAGTTTGACTGGAAGAATTTCTGGGAACAAACAGCAACAGACGAGGTTTTCTCAACAAAGTTTTATTATTATGAGACAAGCACCAGTCCGAGCGGAGAAAAAATGAATGCATCAGTTGGATTAACAGCCGTACCTTCAACAGAAACTGTAAAGGGGCAGGATGATTTTGCGAATCATAGTGCTTTTCAGACAATTGATTGTAATTTTGTGATTGATGAGCAAGAGAATAAGACTCCAGTAGCAATCAAAGGCGGTAATGGATATTCCGATATTGGAAAAGTAGATGTTGGAGTTATGGTTCCATTAACTTATTGGGGCATTCAAAAATTTGACACATATTACATTGTGCATTTTGCAACGAAGCCGCATCCTGAATTGGAGTGCACAACAGTTACACCATGGTGCAATAAAGAACTCGGTTATGGCATTTTGACAAAATACTATGCAGGACAAATTGACGGGATTTTATATTCATCATCTGGAAATGCAATTTATAACTTTGTTTCAGCCCAGTCTGGAAATACTGAGCTGCAGAAGAAAGGAACAGGATATCATGGCTCTGGATCAGAGCGAACGGCATATCTGCTGTGTATGCTATGGATGAAGTATGCAACAAAAAATAGTCAGAAAGTCTTTCAAGGATGTGCTTCATATAGTGTGCAAACTAAAGTTGCACAGACTGGAGAAAAAGTTAATTATGTTGTAATTCCAACAGCGCAGGCAAATAGCTTTTATGTTGGCACAACAGTATCCATCGGAGATGCAACTGGTCACACAGACAATCTGGATCGTGGACAGGCATACATGCGAAATATCGCAGATAAAGTCAAAATAACAGCTATCGAAACAATATCTGGAACAGATAACAGTAGAGTATATGTCGGTAAGCAAAATATGACAATTACAGAAGATACATATATATCATCAATGCCATTACATGCAGGACAAACTGACAAGGTGCTTGGAGTGGATGGATATGTCAAGAATGATGGCAAGCATGCATTCAAACTTGGCGGTATTGAAGATATGGTTGGTGCATATTATATCTCAATGAACGAGTTGTGGAACAAGACCACAGCAACAGCAGTTAACTACTACGTTAGAGGCACTGCTGCATGGTCAAGCACTGCCGCGAACTGGACAAAAATCGCAACTGTAGATCTTGAAACAACTGATGATTTTTGGATTGGCGACATTGATATAGACTTGTCTACAGGTGTTATATGGTTCAAGAGCAAGAGTTCAGGAGATTCAGTCGGTGTTGGCGACAGACAATATAATGGCGGTAATGCAACAGGTTGGCGCGAAGCGCTGAGGCGCGGCGTTCTCGGGAGCGGGTCGGGTGCCGGTTTCTCCTGCGCGGGTCTCGGGTACGGCGTGTCGCATGCGAGCTGGTACTTCGCTCTCTGCGTTTAATTCCGAACCTTTTAAGGGGTGAATTTTGCGCAAGCAAAAGAGGGGGCTGCCCCTCTAAATAGTATACAGAAATAATTTTAAAATAGGACTTGTCACACACGGGCGCGGCAATCTCAGGAACAGGTCGAATGCCGGATTCTCCTACGCGAATCTCAGGAACGACGTGACGAATGCGAACTGGAACTACGCTCTCTGCTTTTATATGTCTGACGGGACAAAATAGTACGTTGGTACTTAGTGTGGCATTTCGCGGATGTAATTCCGCTGCTGTGTAAGCAACACTTAAATAGGCAACAAAAAGGGAATCGGAATGCCGACGGACATTCCGATAACTTATGTGAAAGACATAGGTTGGGGCTAGTAGACATCCGAACGTCCCTCGGAATTTAAACGATATTTACAAAAAGGATAAAAAATACTTGAAACGTTGTTGTAAAAGAATAGATATAACTAACAGAATATTGGTTGAACGAGCAGTAAGAGATTGCATAAGTGGAAAGATGAATCGAGGGGACACTATAAGAATGTTCTCAGAGTACTCAAAGTTGCCACGTGAAATCATAAAAAAGATCTGCAAAGAGCACTTCATGATGGAAGGATTGATCAATACTGTTATAGACGGTATACAACAAGAAATTATTGAAAAGAAATATGTTGTAAAGCCAATTCGTTACAGATACCAAGTTGATAAGTGTAACGGAAAGGTCAGAAAGATAGGGATACAAGATGTAAAGCAACAGATATACGACTATATAGCTGTATATGCAATGGAAGAATTATTCCGAAAGAAAATAGGCTTTTACCAATGCGGAGCATTAAAGAACAAGGGATGCGAATTTGGTGCAAAAGCAATTAAGAAATGGGTAGACAACCATGATATAAGATGGGGATGGCAAGCAGATATCAGGCATTATTATGAAACCATACCTAAAGGTAAATTAAAAGAACTGCTAAGGCGAGACGTAGATAACGACGATGTTATACATCTCGTTTTCTTCTTAATTGATTCGTTTGAGGGTGGATTATCAATCGGTTCATACCTTAGCCAATATCTTGCGAATTACTACATGTCATATGCATGTCATTATGTTAATGAGCAGGTATGCAAATTAAGAAAACATAGGAACGGAGCTGCTAATCGTGTCAATCTTGTATCTCATGCTTTGTTTCAAATGGACGACATACTAATCGTTTCAAAAAGCTTGAAGGATTTAAAAATGGCGGTAAAAAGATTTTCAAGTTATGTTTCGGATTTTTTAGGGCTAGAAATTAAGGAAACGTCAAAATTCATTGATCTGAGTGTTACATACATTGATATTTTAGGAAGAAAAATATCAAGAAGAAGTCTTACTGTACGCTCATCAAATTTTTTGAGATTTAGAAGGACTGCAAAAAAGGTAAGAAAAAGAACCCACCAAAAGAAAGAAGTGCCGCTATCATTGGCTAAAAGCTATATCGGGCGTTATGGAGTTATTAAACATTCAAACACACAACGTTTTCAACAAAAGTATCATGTCTTGGAAGATATAAAGAGATGTAAAGAAATTGTATCCACTCATGAGAGGAGATTAAACAATTATGGAAAAGATGAGATTTACGCTGCCACAGTTAAGTGCAGCATTCTATCCGCTTGAAAAAGGAATGGATGTAGTCATTTGTACAGATGAGCAGAAGATTACGATTGATGGTCCAGAAAACGGCAGTGAGACGATGTACGAGTATGATGGCAATATATTCAGGACATTTAAGTTGACGCAAGAGGAGATTATTCAGGCCCCAGAGCAATATCTTGACTACGAAGGCGATACAGAGCCAAGTGAAGAAATGACAAGATATGCAACAGAAATGATAGATGCATATACCTTGCAGCTGATCGAGGAAGGAGTACTGGCATGAGAAGTTTGGTAGAGAGTTTAAAAAGACTGTACGAAAGCGGAAGAGTGTCGGCAGAAAAGATTAAAGGGATGAAGATTCTCACAGAAGAAGAAAAAAGATACATCCTCGGAGAATAAAAAATAAAGCGAATATCTAGCACGGAGTATACCGTGCTAGAGAAAGGAAATCGTCATGTATCAGGCATCAGAAGCATTAGATAAAGTTATATCAGGCAGCGGAAGAACGTTCTACGCAAGGCTAAACGGAATATCAGATGGAATCCAAGAGATAGTGCAAACAAATTTCTCAACTCCTGATAGCTATTTTTATGTGGGTGGAGCTATAGCTTCCAAAATAGAAGTATCTATGTTTACAAAATCGCAAGAATTTGTAAAAGGCACGGAAGTAAAACTTGAAATTGGAGCAATAGCTGATGGCACTATAGAATGGATACCAATGGGGTATTTTACAATAAAAGAGCAAAAAAAAGACCGAAATCTGCTTACTTTTACAGCATATGACAGGCTAGAGTCAAAGTTAGCTAAAGCATATAAAAGCAAAATTACAAAGTATCCAGCAGAAAGCAAAGAATTTTTGACTGATATAAGTGAACAGACAGGTGTCGAGTTTGACACAAGTAAATTATCCGATACCTTGATGATTGATAAAATATTGACGGTTAACGACCAGTCGGGAGAGAAAACATACAAAGAGCCGTTTGATGGTTTCACAATGCAGCAGGTGGTTGGATACATCGCGCAACTCCATGGTACATTTGCTATATGCGATAGAAGCGGAAAAGTAACGTTTAGATGGTATGGAGCGTTAGCAACTGATCACCCAGGAAAAATAGGCGATACAGCAGGTAGCTATTTAAAAGACCAGAACCTATCGTTCATTTATAATACGATCGAATTTTTAAAAGAATCACACACGTATCTGATTAAGACCAATAGATATTTTGATGATCTGCTACAATCAGAAACGATGTGCCAAATCTCAGGCATCAGCTGCGATACAGAGAACAATCATTACGAATCAGGAACAAATATAAATACAAATTTAAGCAATCCAGTAATGACACAGGAATGGCTCAATAAAATCCTTAAAAAAATAAAGGATATGAGCTATTATCCAGTGTCATTTTCATTTATGGGAGATCCAAGACTTGACGTAGGTGATGTTGTTACAATAGTTGATGCCAAAAATAATCTTATAGATGTTCCAGTGATGCAGCACACCATTACATTTGATGGTGGTTTGCTGTCAGAAGTGGCATCTTATGGTTTTGAAGAAAAAGAGGTGAAAAGTCCATCTGAAATAGCGTTGCAACGGGTTAAAGATGATGTTCTTAGCCTTCAAGAAATTACGGCAAAAAAAGCCACATTCAATCAGTTAAACGCTGTAGATGCAAAGATCACGAACTTGCAGGCAAGTTCGATCACGGTAAATGATGCAAATATATTATTTGCCAGACTTGATAAAGCAAATATTCAGCAGGGTTGGATAACAAGTGTAATGATTGGTGATGCGCAAATTACCGATGCAAAAATTCAGGATATGTCTGCTGATAAACTAACAGCAGGCATTCTCGATGCAGAAAAGGTAACCTTGATAAATCTTGATGCTGGCAGCATAACAACCGGAACCATAACCGGACTTGATGCGATCTTTAACCGGTCTTTTACTGTTAATAGCCCATATTCTGACACTCAAAGCTTTATAATTGAAGCAAATCAAAACAACATCATAATTGGAACAAGAATCAAAGATGTATTATACAGCACGGACGATAACAGCATCATTTTTTCGCCTACGGGAGTAACACTACAAGGCGGAAATGGTGCGGTAGGAATAACTGCGAAGCATGATGTAACAATAGGATCAGATGGTGGATCAATTTACTTGAATGCTAACGGAACCACGTATAACGATATTCCAATATACGCTAGAAATGACTTATATACTTTTAAAATCCTTCATGAAGGAAACGCAACTTTGAAATCAGAATTTAGCAGCGGCGTTGAAATCGGAAGTATCAGTTTGGGAACGCTATCAATGACTTTAAAGGTCCCATTAGCATCAACAACACAATCCGGTCTGATTACAGAATCAGAAAAATCTAAGCTAAACACCGACTACTTGCCGTTAACAGGAGGTACACTCGAAAGCAGCAACGTAAACGTACTGGGTCTGAATTGCACGTCGGGTATGATGAGTACGTTAAGATTTTACGGTAGTGGAAAGCGACTCGGAAGTGTAGGCTTTAATGCTCAAAATTCAAGCTTATATCGCTGGAATACATCGGGTACTGCGTACAGAATACTTGATGAGAATGATTTGCCTTTGATGACCGATAGTGGATGGGTAAACATAACATTGGGTAGTGGAATCACTGCTGTAAGCTATATTGGAGCACGTGTCAGAAAGATAGGAAGTATGGTCAATGTCGTTATGGGAGTTACAGGAGCCACAGCAGCGTTCCAAACGCTCGGAACCCTGGCGCAAGGCTATAGACCAAAAAAAGAAATTAACTTAGCAGCTAGATATTATAATTCTCCAACTGCCGCAATTTCAATTGGAACAGATGGAACAATCAAAGTTCTCCAGACTTCATCTGGCGGAAGCTCGTATAATGCAAGTGGAGCAATTTCATTTTCAATCACATATTTTATTTAAGCTTAAAGGGTGTATCAGTAATGATGCACCCTATTTTTATTGCCTATAATTGTTTAAATAGGAATCCTTTTTCTCACAAACAGATTGCTTTGCTTGCTGTATTGATTCTTCTAAATGTTTCAAATCAGGCTCTATAAAAGCATCTTTTACCTCGCCACGTGCCTGTCGAATTAAAAAATTATCGAGATATGCTTGAGCTGACGTTATACGGTCAGCAAGCGGCAACTTGTTTAATGCCGTAAGCATATCAAGTTGTGCGTGCCAATCAGATCCAGTATCACAAAAGACATTGTAATACAGACGTTTCAGATACGCAGCGTCTTCATGCTTTAAGTATTCCTGCAGAGCAGACAGTGTCTCACTATCTTTTTTAGGGTGATAAATACGTTTATATTTATCTGGATCATAGATAGCCATAAGACATTTTTCCGTATCGACACCACATTTATCAAACCACTCTAGCAACGCCGGGAAGTCTGGCGCACCAAGACCATTCTCCCAATTTTTTATTGTTCCTACACTCTTTCCAAGTGCTTTTGCCAAATCCATTTGTGACAATCCTGCATTTTTGCGCACATAAATTATAACTTTTATAAGTCGTTCAGTATCAGCTACTCGATTTCTCATGTCAAAAACCACCCTTCATATTAGTTCAAAATGTCATTTTTACAATAAATTGTACTTTAGCAAAAACAAAAAGTATAATTTATTGGCTACATCAAACAAAAGGTAAAGTCAAAGTTTTCTGGCACTTAAAAGTTTGGAAAATAGCCAAAAAACTTTGACTGAAAAAAATGTGAACAAAGTCAATACAATTGTAGTCACCAGTGCTATTATCTATACCATAGCAGAAAAGAGAAAGGAGGCTACTAATGATGACAGTTTACAACCGCAAAGTAACAGAGTCAATGGTTAATTTTGCCATTATTCATGGTAAATTACTAGACAATTTTACAACATTAGACTGCTTGGAGAGTGATTTTTGTTCAAACACCATCGAGACAAGTCGCCTGAGTGGAGTAAAGGATGAAATACCAATCGCTGTTGCAAAGGATAGAATCGGGGCTTTGAAGCGTCAGGATGAAGTGACAGTGATTGGAGAGTGGCGAAGCAAGAATTATTACACCGGTGACGGCAAAAGACATGTACAGCAGTACTTTCTGGTTCGTGAAATCAAAGCAGAAAGTGGGGAACATCGAAACCAAATTACATTGACTGGGTATTTATGCAGCAAGCCGATATATCGCACAACACCATTAAAAAAGGAGTTATGTGAGCTTATAGTTGCTGTAAATCGTTCATATGGCAAGAGCGATTATTTACATTGTATTGCTTGGAACCAACTCGCTCGAAAGGCATCAAATTTAAAGGTTGGGGACAAAATTAGACTGTCTGGAAGAATCCAGAGCAGAACTTATATCAAAAGAGAACATGAAACAGAAATGGTTAAAGTTGCATACGAAATTTCTGTGGATACAATTGCAAAGGAAAGGTGATTATATGTGTGATGTGGTTAGACGTTTTTTAGATAGTATCGTGGAATTAAAAGGCAATGAATATGTAAAAAGAGCGATTACATATATATCCACGTTCATTCCAGAAGAAAAACGTAACGAAATGGAATTGCTTGATTTCTTATATCAGCTAACAGATAGAGACGACGTAAAGAAATATCGCTGTGAGCTGATCGCACAGGCAATGACGAGAAAATAGAGGAAAGAGAGGGCAATGAATGGCAGAAAGAAGAAGCGAAAAGGATATTGATGCGGATGTTGAAGAAGCAATGAAGAAGTACTACAAGAAAAAAATCAGAGAGATCTTGAGGAATGAGGAAAGACTAAGCACAATTAGAATTGTTTATTATATCTTGACAAAATAAAAAGAGGGCATCCAGTAATGGGTGTCCTCTTAATGTTTTACTGGGCTGAAACAATTTTATCATTCTGCTCCAAGATATCAGATGCATCTTTCCATGCATAGTTAATCTGGATTGTGCTTGGAGCGGCAGCATCCTTACCATAATCGCAAGAGTGGATCGATAAGATGCAGGTCTTTGTTTCCCAAACAGTAAAATGACCATCATAGAGATTAAATATAAACGAATCACCTTTAGCCGAGAAAGAATCTTCATCATAATCCTGTGAAGGTTCACCATAAGCAGCTGTTAATTGCTCTTTTAAATCATTTGCCATTGGGCTAACATCATTTGTATTAAATTCATATGTAACACCGTACAGCATAGCATTTGCTACATTATAATCAATTACACCGTCTGCCGAAGGGCAAACAAAATACGCATATACAGAAGATGTTGTATATCCAAAGGCTGGCTGCTGATAGTTTGAAGCGAAAGCACTTGCCATAAAACCAGTCGAATCATAGTCAACACCAGTAATTCCACCATAGATAATATCATCAACTGAATAGACAGGAAGCGTCTGATCTATAGATGCTTGGAGGTTAAGTTCTGGTGTTAAGCTCTGCACACTCGCAAAATTTGTTCCCCACGGAATATCCTTGAACAGGATATCACCGTCTGGGAGTTCTGCCTCGGTTTCTGCTTCAGAACTCTCTTCCTCATCACCCTCAAGCAATTCATTATATAGTTTAAGAAGATCGTTGTAGTCTTTGAGCAATTCATTATACTTTGCTTCATAATCAATAGAAGTTTCTGTCTCCACTTCGCTTTCTGCAAATACTGGCGCTGCTTGTAATGCCATACAACTACACAGTACAGCTACAAATTTCTTTTTCATGTCCTTTTCTTCCTTTCTTTTTGTGCTTGTGTTGCACTATGTAAATAGTATAAACAGGTTTTCACAAAATAGCAACCAGAAATTCACCTTGCATACAAAACAAATGGGTATCCGCATTACGGATACCCACTGTCTGGTTAATTAGTTTTGCTTGTTGTTGGCGTCTGGTGGAAAGATAATATCTTTTCCTGCAAGAAGAGTATCAAGTACTTGTTCCAATTTTTCCCAGTCCGAATCCTTCATTTGCGCAAGATAAAGGATTAAACGCTTTTTAAAATTTTCATCGCCTGTTATTGCAAGCGTGCCAAGAAATGATTCAATCTCTTCTGATGGTGTAATGTTTTTAAACATATCGCCTTCTCCAGTAAGGAGCCAAGTTTCATTGACAGCATATTCCTTGCAAATGTTTGTGATAACAGGATTTGAAGGAACAATTCTTCCACTTTCATATTGAGCTATCGTATTACGCGCAACACCAATTTTAGAACCAAATTCCTCTTGCGTCATTCCAAGCTCCTGTCTTAATAATTTAAATCTTGTTTTCATTGTATTTTTCACCTCCTTTCACTTTGCATTGTACCACATAACAATAAAGAAGTCAAATAAAAAAGTCTGTAAAACAACAAAAAATATAATAAAAACAACAAAAAAGGTCTTGACAATGTAAAGCTAAAGACGTATACTGTTCTCAGAAACAACAAACAAGCACATTGAAAACTAAACAGAAAGGAGTCAAAACATGGAACTCTTGAGAATTAACTACGAGTCAGAGCAGCCTACTGTGTCGGCAAGAGAACTGCATGAGGGGCTTGAGATCAAGACAGCTTTTAAAGACTGGTTTCCACGGATGGCAGCATATGGATTTGAGGAAAATCAAGACTTTATATTGGTAGCTCAAAAAAGAGCAACCAATAATCCAAAGAATCCAACAACAACTTGCAACGATTATCAAATCTCCATCGACATGGCAAAGCAGATTTGCATGATTCAGCGTACCGACAAGGGCAAGCAGTACCGCCAGTACTTCATTGATCTCGAAAAGGCATGGAATACACCAGAACAGGTGATGGCACGAGCCTTAAAGATTGCCAATAACGAGATTGATAAGCTCAAGGCAGATAACAAGGTACTGATTGCAGACACAGAGCGCATGAAGCCAAAGGAAATCTTTGCAGATGCAGTGGAGTCTAGCAGGACCTCAATTCTGATAGGAGATATGGCAAAACTGATTTGCCAGAATGGTCATGAGATCGGGCAAAACAGACTCTTTGAGTGGATGCGTCAAAATGACTACCTGATTAAAAGTGGCGGCAGTAAAAACATGCCGACACAGAAGGCGATGGAACAGAAACTCTTTGAAGTTAAGGAACGTACCGTTGTGAATCCAGACGGAAGCGTCAGAATCACAAGAACAACACTTGTAACTGGCAAAGGGCAAATCCATTTTATCAACAAGTTCGCCAGGATGAAGGCAGAAATGATAGCAGAAATTACATAAGAGAGGAACAAACAATGTTTGACATTAACAAGTTTGTAGTACTTAAAGATTGCATGTACTACGAGGGAATGCACAAGTATTACATATTCCAGTTTGATAGTGCATACACACTACTTGCTGACACAAACAGAGCAATCTTGTACAGAGCAGAAAGCTTTGCTGACATGATTAGCTACATTGAAAGAATGGAAACATGTAGAAAGGAGGTGCAGGCGTGATGACAGATAAAAAGGAAAAGCCTAAGACATACCGTTTTTTGACAGAGCAGAAAAAGCGCACTTTGAAGAAGTTGAGCGAAGTGACAAATAGCTGCTCCAGTATCCAGAATAACTATTTGCTTGGCTGGATCGAAAACACGGTCACAACATCGTAAGCAAAAAAAGAAAAGCTGCAAATACAAATTAAGAGAGGTGATAAAAGATGTTCTGGATGACTAAAAAGATGCCAGATAAGACCGCAGGCTATCTGCTGTGCACAATCAGATGGGGCGAGACTAGACTTACCCATGAGTATTATTGGGGACCAGACCCAAAGGGCAGATTTAGATGGTGGGTTTCGAAAGAAGCTTGCCAGGCAAATTTGCCGGACGGTGGATTTGAAGATTCTGGCTATGAAATCGTGGCTTGGGCTAGAATGCCTGAGCCATATAGAAAGGAAATGTATGAATCTAAGAGAAATATTGCCGCATTTGAGCGGAGAAATGAGCGAAGACACGGAGCTGCTGAAAGAAACAGCAAAGCAGGGCGACACTGTTGTGCTGAATGTAAAAACGCCAGACGGAACGCCGGTAACGGTTAACGCGGCAATTAAAGCGAAGTACCCACATGTGGTACATATGCAGTATCAAACCGCAAAGGGATATACCGTAAACAAAACACTCGCTTGGAAGAAGCTGTTAATGATAATGCTCAATCCAAACAGTAGTGAAGAAAACGAAGAAGGAGAGTGATCAGCAATTTTTATTTACCATGGAGAGAGTAAAAAGCAATTGCTTGAAACAGCAACACGGCTGCTTCCATGTTTAACAGAGGAACAGCTTGCCTACATTATTGGAATGGAGCAGGCAGAGGAATATAAAGAAAAGGAAGGAGCGAAAGAAAATGATAAATCTGTACTTTGATGCAGAGTTTACAGGATTGCATAAAGATACAACTCTAATAAGTATTGGAATTGTATCTGCAAGCGGTGAATCATTTTACGCAGAATTTAATGATTTTGCAGACTATCAGATCACACCTTGGATTGAGGAAAATGTATTGTCAAATACAGTGATAAAGGGTGAGAACAAAGAGTTTGCAGAGTTGCTAGACAAGGAAAACACCGTATTTGTGATTGGCAGCAAATATGAGGTGCGAGAATCACTTCTTGAATGGCTTAAGCATTTTGAGAGCGGTATTCAATTTGTATCAGATGTATCTCATTACGATTTTGTTTTACTGGTTGATCTTCTGGCAAGTTCCGCATTGGAGCTTCCTAATTGCGTATCAGCAAGTTGCCACGACATCAATCAGGATATTGCAAGGGTGCTAAGAATTTCTGAAAAGGAAGCGTTTGATTTATCACGCGAACAACTCTTAACAAAGCTGGGGAAGCCACTTCCCAAAGGAGTAAAGCACAATGCGTTGTATGATGCCAAGATCATTCAGGCGATTTATCGCCAGCTCCAATAAGCCTATGAAGCTAACAGAGGAGCAGCAGTTAGAGCTGATTGAACATATCTGTAGAAGAGTGGATGCAATAGCACCGAAGACTGGAAGGACGGCAACAGAAAATAAAAGAGCTAGGCAGAAAGCCATGAAAGGGTTGATCCAGAGCTTTTCAGATGAATTTGGTGTGAGAGCAGAACGCTTATGGAAACAAAATGAAACATTGAAATTTAGAGGATACAGCTTATATGACTTGCACGAGTTCATAGACTGTTACAATCCACCAGAGAAGAAAAGAAAGGAGAGAGCAAATGGTTGTAGTGAACAGCGGAGAAAGTTACCTCGGCGCAGAAATCCGCGAATGGTGCAGCCACTGCAAGGAGCAGGATGCAGCAGTAGTAAATACAAAATACTATAGCGGTTTCAGAGAGCCGAATGACGGAGCGTTTTACTTCGTTGAGAAAGACGGAGAAAATATCTCAAAATATAGAGTTGTGCGCGATTTAGTTAAGTCACCACGACTATAAGAAGGGAGACGGATGAGTAAAGAACTTGAAGCTGCAAGGGCATTAGTAAAAATGCTTGAAGAAAGAGAGCGGAGTAACAAGGTTAAACTGGAAAGCTTAAAAGCTGGAAAAACATTTTGTATTGGAGAGAATGATTATATTGTCCTCGAACAGCACGAAAGAAAAACCAAGGTTATCTCGAAGAATTTTATAGCAGAAGGCAGAGAATTTGCAGATGATACAGTGGATTACAAAATATCTGGACTTAGAAAATACATCGAAGCTGAAATTCAGCCAACTATTGAAAATGAAGTCGGAGCAGAGAATCTTGTGGAACACAGAGTTAGCCTTGAGACGGTAGATGGTCAGAACGACTACGGAGAGTTAACATGTAAGGTCCGCCCGATCACTTTTGACGAGGTCAGAAAGTATAACAACTTGATTGTTAATAATGATTTGGATGATTGGTGGTGGACTTGTACAGCATGGACTAGTCCAAACCGTGAATACAATCGTTCAATGGTTGTTGTTCTTCCGTCCGGCGTCATCCGCAGCTACAGTTGCAACTGCAACCTCGGTGCTCGCCCGGTTTTTATCTTAAAATCTAACATCTTTGTATCGAAAGGAGAGTAAGTGGTTGAATTAACATTAGAAGGACTGCAAAAGCAGTTCAATGAGTTAAAAAGAAGAGTAAATATCTTAGAAGGTAATTCGAAAAGAAAAATTGAAGTTGAGCCTAAAGCAGGCAATCAGTTCGAGCTTGCAGGGCTAAAATGGAAAATCATTGATGTTCTTGATTCAGGCTGTATGTGCCTTGCAGAAAGATCAGAGTCAACAAGATTTGATCCAGACATAAATGACTGGAGAATCAGTGAACTGCGTCGGCATCTGAATAGTGATCTCCTTGAAAAAATAGAATATGAAATTGGAGAGGAGAATGTTATTGGATTTGAGAGGGATTTACTGTCTGTTGATGGACAGAATCAATACAGAGCATGTAAAGACAAGGTTTCGCTGCTTACTCTTGACGAATACAGAAAATATAGAAGTCTGATTCCAAATGGAGAGTATTGCTGGTGGTTACTTACTCCATGGAGTACGCCGTGCAACGAATATTATATGTGGACTGCCGTTGTTCTTTCGTCCGGCTACGTCGACATCTACGGTTGCTACGGCAGGTGCGGCGTTCGTCCGGTTTGTATCTTTTCTCCATCAATCTTTGCAAAAGAAATTAAACAGTAAAAATTATTAAAAGGAGAAAGCTAATGAGTAATTATGTAAAAGCCCGATATGAGGGCAGTAAAAGAAGCTATTGTTTTGCAACAGAGGAAGATTTAAAGCCAGGAGACGAAGCAATAACTCCAAATGGCACGAAAGTCACAGTAGTAGACGAGCCAGTAGACCTTTCATGGATAGAAGCTTATGGAAGAAGCAATATTAAGGTAATCAAAAGAGCACCAGAGATTAGCGAAGCAGAGTGCTGCAACAATAAGGCAAAAACAAAATAAGGAGGATAATATGAGCACTAGATTTACAATTAAGGCCGGATTAGCTTTTAATGCCGTTCTTGTCGAGGACGAAAAGACAGGTGAGATGGGCGTGGGAGTTTATAAAAATAGTGTTGACGATATCAGTTTTTTGTCAGCATTAAGTAAAGCGTCAGATGAGCCACTGAAAAAATTGGAAAAAAGAAAACAAGATGAAGATCTGGAAACTGTGCACGAGCAGGGAAAGGAACCAGAAGAGAAAAAGGAAGAGCAGCCGACATACTATAGCGGAGTTATCGAGATTGCAAAAGGTGATAACGTGCTTTTCCCAACAGGGTTGAAGCTTAAAGTGATACAAGGCAGAGTGTCATATATTACAGGCAATTTACTACATGACATTTCTGCAGCCCTTATATTTAGCAATAACACATTCAAATCATTTGATGATTTGAGCAAGTTTTTTGACAAGATGCACATTGAGATTAAGGAGGGCGAGGAATAATGGCAGATACAGCAATTGTAGAGAGTGGAAAGCAGGCTGTGCAGCAGTCAACAAAGAGAGTAACCGATTATAGTCTTGGAATTTTTGGAACAAGTGACAATTTTATTATGGCTATGCAGATGGCAAAGGCACTGGCTGAATCTACAATTGTTCCGACTATATATCAGAAGAATCCATCAAACTGTTTAATCGCCATTGAAATGGCGCAACGAATGGGTGTGAGCGCAATGATGGTTATGCAGAATTTATATCCTATTCAGGGTAGACCGTCTTGGAGCTCACAGTTCCTTATTGCAAGAATTAACAACAGCCACAAATTCGACATGGAGCTACAGTACGAGGAAACAAAAGACAAAGACGGAAAGCCTTTTTCTTGTACCGCTTGGACTACCAAAGACGGCAGACGAGTTGATGGTATGACAGTTGACATGCAAATGGCAAAGGATGAAGGATGGATTGCAAAGAACGGTAGTAAGTGGAAAACAATGCCACAGCTCATGCTTAGATATCGTGCTGCTTCATTTTTTTCAAGACTTAATTGTCCAGAAGTTGCAATGGGACTTTATACAAAAGAGGAAGCAGAGGACAATGATTTTGAAGAAAACACAAGTGAAAGTTTGCAGGAACAGATGGAGAAAGATATTTCAGAAAACGCAAATTCACAGGTATTTGAAGAACCAAATGAGCAGAATAAGGAAGCAAACAAAGATGCTTTGCCACCTTTTATGCCTGCCTGATCGGGAGATAGCCTATGGATGAAATTAAATGGAGAATAGAAGGAATTTTCAAAGCCAACGCTGCAAAGTGCCTGGATGAAATCGGAAGAGATACAGAGATAACGCCAGAACAAGTACTTGAGAAAGCGAGAGACGAACAGTCAGAGCTGCACAAGTGTTTTGAATGGAACGATAGCATAGCGGCAGAGAAATATCGCTTGCAGCAGGCAAGACAGCTTATCCAGTTCTTTGTAGTTATACCAAAGCAAGACAATAAACCACCTATTAGACACTTCCAGGTCACAAGCCAGAGAAATGTGTATATGCCAACAACGCATTTTGCAACACAACCTGACGAGTATCGGAAGTTGCTACAGAGGGCTTACGCAGAGCTGAGAAGCTTTCAAAATCGGTATAAGTCGCTTTCTGAGTTAGAGAGCGTCTTTGAAGAAATTGACAAGATAGCCGACTAAACAGTTTCAATGCTTAATTCGAGTGTTCTATGGATGGTGTAACGGTATGCACCATCTGAGAAAAGAAATAACTCATATGCTAAAAACATAACAGCGCAGGACAGAACATAAAACGACACAACATAACAGCACACAACATTACATCATTCACAGAGCATTCGAGTTAAGCAAGATTTATGGGTTAGCACGAGGCGGTAAGTAAGCCTCAATAAGATAAAACAGAAGCTATAGGACACTACATCAAACAACAAAACAACACAATACAGCACAGAACAGAACACTATAGGACAGTACAAAACAGATTATTTACTGCTTCATGCTAGCCCATAAAACAGAACATTAAACATCAGAAAAATACAGAAAAAAGCAGAACATAACGCAAAAAAAACAAAAGGTATTCATTCTGTATGTGACATAAGTCACAAAGCAGAACAAAGCACAATAACATAATACATCATCGAATAGTACAGAACAAGACATTACAAAGCACCGTAAATTTCTTATGTCATGTACCGAGTGGATACCAACAAAACAAACTGGTAGCATTTGCAGGCAGCATGAGTTGCCGGCACAGAACAGAACGCTACAGAACAGCACACCACAACACACGACATCACATTTCATGTTGTCTGCAAGTGTTACCAGAACACTTAAAGTTTTCGTTTGAGACGCGGCATAAGCCGCAATACATAACAGAACGCTACAGTGCAGAACACCACAGAACAAAACATTGCAACGCTTGTACCGCACCTCGAGCGAAGGCTTAGACCAAAACAAAAAGGAGAACGCAAATTATGACAAAGAAGGAAGAAACACAGGTTATCGAATTGAAACCGTTAAGCATCAAGCAGGCAAGAATTACTATTGCAGGTGATGGAGATTTGGTGCTCAATAAGATGAATGATTGCAGTGCCAGAAAGCTGACCGATGAGAGAAAGAACAAGGCTAAGGACACAGCGGCTACAAATGTATGGGAAGAAGTGATCACATCTATGCACTGGTATGGTGGAAAGCCTACAGACTTCACAGAGGAAGGTTTAAGAGAAGCACTGACCAACAATGCACCGTGCATTACGGCATTTGGCTTGAAAAAGTCATTTGGACAGGCTGTTGTACAAAACAAGATTGACACTTACGCAACAAAATTCAATGCTGCTGTAAATGTCATTGCAAAGGGCAATCTGGTTCCGATCAAGTTTGCAGAGCACTTTATTGATGAAAAGCTTATGTCACCAAAGAAGGGTGCTCCGGTACTTGTACGACTGAATAGATTTAGCGGATGGAGCGCAACTTTTACAATTCAATATACGGAGAATGCATATTCTCTGGAACAGATCTTAAACATTATTCGTCTTGCGGGTTTTGGAAACGGAATTGGAAGTGGAAGAACAAGTGGATATGGTCGTTACCACATTGAGAGTGTGGAGGGATAAATGACATAGAACTTGAGAGAGGAGTTTTTTTCGGATGATTCTAACGTGTTTAGCCAGCGGCAGTTCTGGTAATTGCTATGTTTTAAAGGATAGCAAAGGCAAGATGCTTCTTCTTGATGCAGGAATCCCGATCATGAAGATCAAAAAGGGCTGCAACTGGAAAGTATCTGATATTGTTGGATGCGTTGTCACACATAAACACAGAGATCACTCGGAAGCAGTAAGTGATCTGGAAGAAATGGGAATCCCAGTCTACAAACCTTATGAAGATAACTCCTATATCGGTGGATATGGTGAATTTAGAATCGTGTCAGTTCCGATGAATGATGTGCATGGACACTTCAAGCATACCGATGCAGACGGTACAGAGTGTCCGTGCTATGGATTCATCATCGAGCATCAAGAGATGGGGCGAATGCTCTACATTACTGATACAGAGTTTGTAAGGTGGCGATTTAAGGATATTGACCATATATTAGTGTCTTGCAATTACCAAAAGAAGTACATTTCAGAGGACGTCACTGGTAAACGATTGCATGTCATTAAGGGGCATATGGAGCTAGAAACGTGTGCAGGCTTCATAGAAGCTAACACAACAGACGCACTCCAGAACGTCATTATTTGCCATTTAAGCGCAAATAATGCAGCACCGGAGGAAATGGTCACAAGAATAAAAAAAGTCGCAGGAATGGCAAATGTGGACGTTGCAGAAGCAGGTAAGACCTGGCAATTGTTTAATTACGAAACATGTCCGTTCCTGTAAGAAAGGAAAGCAAATGAGCAATAAAGAAGTCTTGAAGATATTAAAGAAGAAACTTGATACTTGCACCAGAGCAACTGAGCAAGCCTTGAAGAAAAAGGACTACAAGGCAGTTGAAAAATCAATGAGAACCGCGTTTGTATTCATGAAGGCACATAGCGCTCTTAAAAAGCAGATTCCACAAAAGCTGGTTATTCTAGCAGACAAGAACGCATGTAGCTGCTCTGTATGTGGAAACATCATAAATGATTGCCTTGCTTCCTATTGTTCAAAATGTGGACAGAAGATTGATTGGAGCGATTATGATTCTGAATGAAATTTTGAAACTTATGGAATGCTTTCCTGGCAGCAGTATTAGCAGCAAGGGATACTTGCTTTTAAACAAGCAGCGTTCTGGTTTTTCCATAGCTGACATTGAGAGCGAAGAAGATCTTAAATGTAAATTGCTTGAATATGTGTCAAGGGACGCTTGCAAAACAATGGTTTATCAGCAGCACGTAAGGAATGTAAGATTTTGGAATAGAACTCGAAAGAGTATAAACCAGTATCTGCAGACAAATTTTTCTGATGATGACATGCTTGATATATACCAGTACTTAGGCAATGGTATCAGGCACAAGCTCACCAAAGAATTTGTGCAGGGTGGATATGATCTAAAACTGATAAAGGAGGTACAAGATGGGTGAGATTAAGATCGGAACTCCTGTCTATCACGTAGAGGAATACCGATTAAGCAACTATGAATTAAAGCAGAAAGGATTCGAAGGGTTCGACAACTACGGACTTGAAGTTGTTGAATCGGTTGTTATAGCCGTGACAGACACACATTTTGATACGATAACTGAAAAACGTGACATCGGAAGCAATACGAATAATATACATCATTGGGAGAGATTAGCGCTTGGAAGAGCTGTATTTCTGAGTAAAGAAGAAGCTGCAGAAGAAGCTGATAACCGTGCGCATGATATCCAGTTAGGATATCACTGCTCAAAATTTAGCCAGCGACCAATGTATAAGAATTGGCTACACTGGCAAGATACAGCTAAGGCAAAGGCACCTAAAAAACAAACAGGTCATAGATCAAACTTTGCCGCGAAAAAAACCACACTTCCAGAGGAGCTTTACATTGCCTGGAGGGACGGAAAGCTAACTGGACCAGAAGGTGCAAAGAAGATAGGTGTTTGCGTTACGACTTTTGAAAGATATGCAAGAGAAGAGCTTGCGAAGAGAGGTGATAGGCATACCGTCAAGACTGGTAACAAAGTACCACCAAAGCCTTTGCCGCCAATGTTTGATGATTGCTTTGAACAATGGAAGCTCGGATTGCTCTCAGACGAAAAGGCAGCTAGACAATGTGGGATATCACATACAACATTCCGCAAGTATGCAAATATCCGTTTAAAAGAGATTGGAGAGCAGAGGAAGGGAATCCAGAGAGGAGTGATTCTTCCGCCAAACTTTACAGACGTATATCTGGAATGGGAACAAGGGGACATTGGATGCAGCGAAGCCGCAAAGAAATGTGGTCTTGAATACTACACATTCAGATACTACGCAGAGAAAAGATACAATGAAAGGATGGACACAGGAGTATTCCAATATTAAAAGAAAGAAGGATTTCAAAGTGAAGAAAAATCGGCAAGTCTTACTAGCTGAAAAGTTAATTGTGCCTACGCTTGCTTTTGAACATAGCATGACAGAAAAAGAAAGAAAAGATTTCCTCAAAGCTATGCGAACAATGCTTAAATTGAAGATCAAGCAGGAAATAAGACCAGAGGAAGAGCTTATGTATACTCTTACAAGGCAGAGGGAACTAGGAATGAGAAAGAAAAGAATAAAACTTTAAAGAAAGAGGCTTAGTATGAACAAAGTAATTTTAATGGGAAGACTTACCCGAGACCCAGAAGTTCGTTACTCACAGGGAGAACGCCAGATGGCTATTGCAAGATATACACTGGCTGTAGATCGCAGAGGACGCGCAAATACATCCAATGGTGAGCAGACAGCTGACTTTATTCAGTGTGTAGCATTTGACCGTTCAGCAGAGTTCGCTGAGAAATATTTTCATCAGGGAACAAAGCTAGTGGTTACCGGACGCATTCAGACCGGCAGCTATACCAATAAGGATGGCCAGAAAGTTTATACGACAGATGTGATTGTTGAGGATCAGGAGTTTGCAGAGAGCAAGTCAGCAAGTGCAGGTTCAGACAATGGCGGTTACAGACCGGCAATGTCTCAGTCCAGACCAGAGCCGGCAAGCGCAGTTGCAAGCGGATTTATGAACATCCCAGACGGCGTAGAAGACGAAGGACTTCCATTTAACTAAAAAAGAAGGGAGATGTTTGAGGTGATCATTGTAAGACAAGATAGAAATGTTTTTTACAACTGGGACAATGTAGTTAGCATTTATATTAGCCAAATTTCAAAAACTGAAATACTATTGGATTCTACTACAGCCTCAGGAGAACCGCTTGGTGATTATACGAACGCAGAAAATGCCAAGGCTGCATTCGAGAAACTTATAGAAAACATTTCAAAAGAGATTCCACTTGTTGTTGTGCGAACCGATGAAGAAATTGAGAAAAGTCAGAATGTAGCGTAGGAGGGCATGGATAGTGGAAAAGAAGCATGAAATGTGGGAATTAAATCAATTGCAGTCCCTTCCCTTAAACGCAAAAATTCAGAAAACAAAAGACAACATCCAAAACTGGGTAAATGCCTTTGGAAAGGAAGCAGTGTATGTATCTTTTAGTGGTGGAAAAGATAGTACGGTATTGCTTGATATCGCAAGAGAGATTTATCCACAAATCCCTGCAATTTTCGTTGATACAGGCTTGGAATTTCCACAGATCAGAAATTTTGTAAAGATGTTTGATAATGTGGAGATTTTGAAACCTCAAATGAACTTTGAACAGGTCATCAGAAAATACGGATATCCATTTATTAGCAAAGAGGTTTCTGAGTGTGTATATGGTGCAAAGAAGTACTTGACAAGCATAATTGAGTCAGGAATCCTTGACCAGACAGACAGACAGACAGACAGACAGACAGCTTATCGAACGATTTCATCTTGAAGCAGTCTACGCAAAACAACATCATTTGTATCAATACGAAGTTTCCCACCTATTTGGAACAATGCAACAGTGCAGTGCTTTCAAAAATGAGTCCAGGAGGATACGACAACAAATGGCGGAAGATAAACGGATTGGGAGAATACTTAAACAAGAAAATGGTGAACAGAGAGGGAGGCGCGAACCAAAGACTTGCAATTCTGACGGGTATGTTAACAAAAGACAAGAACCACCCGGTAGCGGAGAATGTCCCTAGAAAAGATAGAAGTATATTTTCCATGGAGCATTATCAATTCTTGCTAGACGCGCCATTTTATATATCTAACAAGTGCTGTGATGTAATGAAAAAATATCCTGCACATATGTATAACAGAACAAAGAAGCGAGTACCAATCACTGGACAAATGGCATGTGAAAGCAGGTTAAGAACACAAAAGTGGTTACAAAACGGATGCAATGCTTTTGATGCAAAGAATCCAATCAGCAATCCAATGGCTTTTTGGACAGAACAAGACGTTCTACTATACATTTACCTGTATGGAAAAGACATGGTTAATAGAAGAATATCACACATAGAAATTGAGAACGGGTGCGATATTGAAGAAGTCATTAACCCCATTACAAATACAAATTATGAAAGAGAAGATTTTACACCAATTTGTAGCGTATATGGAAATGTTGTAAAAGATTTTCACAAAGAAGGACAAGTCGAACAACAAATAAGTCTTTCTGATTATGGAATTTTTGATAATGAGCGTCCTCTTTTGAAAACAACTGGCTGTTCAAGAACTGGTTGCACATTTTGTGGATTTGGTTGTCATATAAAAAAAGATGACCGCTTTATGCTTCTGAGAAATACAAACCCTAAAGTATATGACTATGTAATGAGAGGAGGAACATTCAATAAAGTTGGTTGTTGGGAGCCAAAACAAGGCTTAGGGTATTGGTTTGTTATAGAGTGGTTGAAGGTACACGGAAACCTTAATATTATTGCTCCTGAAATAGAAAACTACGTGGAAAGATACTCTACGAAAGATACAAAAAAATATTTGAGAGGAGAAAATATTTGAAGAAATATTTAAAAGAAATAAAAGAAGAAGCTGCGCTTTGCCAAAAGTACATAGATGAGTGTGATATATTCGCATCCAAAAGCGAACATGAAAAGCTTGCCTTGAAGATTGCTTCTAGCTGCGAACAGACTTTATCGGCACTTGCGGATGAAATCAAGAAAGACAGATGGATTTCCACTGAAGAAGCAATGCCAGAAGAACACGACAGTATATTTGCAAAGTTCAAAGGGACTGACAAGTGGTGCAATTCGTTTTGGGAAAAAAATTCAAATACCGTTTTAGTGGTACTAGTCAATAACCTTGATGAAGATAATTTTGTAGTTGGAACAGGCAAAACAATTGACGGTGAGTGGACGACAGAATCAATGCTGCTTAAAGACAGAGCGCATGTTGTTTACTGGATGCCGTTTCCAAAATTTGAACCGAAGGAGGTTAAGGATGAATAAGAATGATTTATTAAAAAAATTTGGTGAATTAACGGAGGTATAAAAATGTCAATAGTATCAAGCTACGGATTAAAGGATAAGAAGTGCATTTCGGTAAATATTTATAGCACTGACGCAGCTGTAATTCTTCGTGACTTCCTTATCAGGGTGGCTAGCAGCAGGTTGGAAAAAAGAAAATTCAGCGAAGCAGAAGTGGCACTCCACGATGCAAACGAGCTTACAGTAGCCATGGAAGAAGCCTTCGAGGAAGAATCCAATGGATAAAGAAGGATGGTGCAGACCTAAAGTATGGCGCCAGTATGTATTTGGCGGCGATCAATGTTGGATAAGTTGTTTGCCGCAGCAAAAATGGCAGTTTAAACGTGAGGAAGGAGGTAAAGTTATTACCATTTTTAGTGAAAAGCGTCATATCAACTTTAAAATAGCAGAAGAAGAATTTAAAGCACGTTGGTTAGAAATTGAGGTGAAAGGGAAATATGATAAATTTACCACAGAATGATTATCTCAATGTTGAAAAGAATGGAATCACATATTCCTGTTGCACGCTTCGCCAGAAGGTGCGCCACACAATTGGACTTGATTATGCCACACGGAGAACGCTTTATAAACACAATGGAAAGATGCATTTCAAGCCCACAAGAAATTACTTCAATGGCAAAGATGAGGAACTTGAAAAGCTTGTTGATGCAGGTTACATGGAAAGCAGAAGATGCGGAACAACAAAGGAAAGCACCACATACTTCTTCACAAACGAGGGGCTTGATTGGCTAGAAGAGCAGCTGCACATCACAATCAGGAGGTGAAAATAACGGAGATCTATAAATATAATTTGTTCGCAAGATATCCTTCCTTTTTTATAAAAGTAAGACGTGCCCCGATATCATACAAAGATCAACCAATCACAACTATGGGTTTTGTCATTGAGGAGCGAGATGGGGAATGGGTATGTGAAACAGTCATCTTCAATGACAACACAATCAAAAATATGGTGCTGATTGCAGACGATAAAAGCATCAAGCCAGCTATTATTAGTGCCGTACTCAATGCGTATAGAGAAAGTTCTGGATATGATCTGGGTTCAGAAAGTAAGGAAGGTACATGCAATGAATAAAAGAAAAAGAAAAAAGCAGTTCAAGAAACTTTATGGTATGAATCCAAAGCAGTATCAGCAGGCTATGCAACTGACATCGCTTGAAGAACCATTGAAAAAAATTATGGATTCGGAAACAACTACACTTACAGATTTGGGGAGTTGTCTTGGGAGAATCAAAGATGGACTGCAAAAATCAGTTTCTGCTTTGGGGAAATTGAGCTGCGAATCGTTCTATTTTTGGGTAGAGCAAATTGAAAAGGAGCTGAAAAAGCGAAGATAAAAATGAAGTTTGAACGAACTAAAAGCATGACCTACTATTATTGCCCGATTTGTATGCTGAACTCCACAAATAAAGCAGAAATAGAAAAACATTTCCGTGAAGGACATCAAGTAAAAGTAAAAAAATACATACATTGCAATATTTGCGGAGAAGGTTGGGATGTACAGGCATTTGGAGAAGAGGGCGCCAGAAAGCGAGCAGAGCAATGCTGCCAAAGCCATATTGATAATGGGAAAACAGATCAGGAAGCTAGCATAAGCTATTTTTATTCACATGGTCGGTTTGGCTATGTAAAAAGTGTGAAAGGAGGAGAGAGGAAAAATGATTTTTGTATTTGAAAAAGATAAAAGAGAAATTCATTGCTATAGTGAAGTCGATTGTCTATATCTAATTGGAAATAAAGTGCACATTTGCAATGTGGTTGAAGAATACAGTTCGGAAGAAATGGCAAACAAAGCATTTCGCACCATTCGTTTTCGAATTGGTTGGGGATATGAAATTGCCCGTAGTGAAGGATCAGTTGCAGTTCACATGCCTACAGAATATGAGTTGAATAACGAGAAAAAACAGTTTGAAAATCCGCTGTATACAATTGCAGTATACCGCATTCCACGTGATGAGGAATCTTTTCGAAAATATCTAAAAAACCTCTTTGATGATATCCTAACAGAAGTAGATTACATTATACAGGGTGATACCGTAGAGGATTTAGAAAAAGAATTGAAAGATAAGCCTATATGGGATGGGAGTTTTTATACTCTTTTCGAAAATTTACGCTATGAAGACATTGCGAGTGGGGAATTTCACTTTGGAGAAATTAAGAAAGAAATTGAAAGATTTGAAAGGAAAAAGAAAAGAACATATTGCAAGTGGGAACAAGAGAAAGATGTATTTCATATCAAAACCAATTGCAGTAGCGATGCTATATCTATCGGGACTGATTTGTTGAGCAAAATCAAGTACTGTCCATGCTGTGGCAGAAAGATTAAGTTTATAGGAGAAGATCAATGAAAAATAGTCATGACGACGCAAAACTAAATAGCTTAATGGGAAAAAATGTAAGGGTGACATTTTTTGAAGGTACACAGTCAGTTGGAAAGCTTGAATGCGATTTTGATGGGAAATACAGAGTCGATAACTGGAGGTTTCGTAAGAGCCATATCAAGAAAATAGAGGTTGTTGATGAATAAATACAGCAACATTGCAAAGGCAAAAGCCATAGAGCAGGAGAATAAAAAGCGACTGCTGAAAATCAATCCCCAGCTGAACGATGAAAGCGGAATCTACATTTTGACCAGAAAGGATGAGAACGGTTTCCAGTTTGCGTATGTCGGGCAAGCCATGCACATACTTAGCAGGTTGGCAAGTCATATGGTTGGCTACAAACAGCACATAGACCTGAGCCTTAGAAAGCACAAACTGTATTCAGTGGGCAATCCTTATGGATGGAAGGTTGAACACATGAACGTTCCTCTTGATCAGCTTGACGAACAGGAAAAGTATTACATCAGATTTTATGCAGAAAACGGCTATCAGCTTCGGAATGTTAGCTTGGGCGGACAAGGTGGAAACCGTTCAAGCGGAACTATAGGAGACAGAAAGCAGCCTAGAACCTATTCAGAGGGCATACAGCAAGGCAAGAAGTCGCTAGCTAAGGAATTATCATCTATTGCTGAGAAACACCTTACAATCGCTGTCAAGCCCGAAAAACAGGGCAACAAAGTTTCAGAGCGTCAGAGAGATAAGTTTATGGAGCTTATCAGTGTTGAGAACTACGAGGAAGGAGATATGATCAATGGATAATTTTGATATTTTTAGAGCAAGAATGCAGAAACATTTTGAAGATGAAATGAAAGACTGCAAACAACTATACATCGTAAATGTGGACAAGGATGAAATGTGGAATTTATATTTGGACAGTTTTGGACCTGGTGCAAACATTTTGTTCAGAAAGCGCCGAGAGTATGATTGTAGTTGCTGCAGACATTTTGTCAAGGGCATTGGAGCTGCTGTAACTATTAAGGATGGTACAATTCATACAATTTGGGAATTTGATGCCGGCAGCGAAGAGTTCCAGAAAGTGTGTGATGCTTTAGATTCTTTTGTAAAGGGGAATACGATTTCTGACATTTTTGTTAGTAAATTCAAAAAAGTTGGAACTGACCGCGATTTTGAAGAAATCAATGGAAGATCTCATGAGTGGACACATATGTTTTTAGATTTGCCGGGCAAATGGGTAAACAGGAGCGGCAAATCTAACGAGAGGATTCGTGCCGAATATAGGGACACCAAGAACGTATTCAAACATTCGCTTGATGAAATTAGTATGGAGGCTGTTGACACAGTACTTGAGTTAATCAATTCGAACACGCTGTATAAGGGTGAAGAGTGGAAGATTCAGTTAATTGTGTTCAAGAAATATAAGAGGATATATGAAAAACTGCCTGATTCCCAGAAAGATCTTTTTGCATGGGAAAAGTCAGCAGAAGTGGGTCCGGTAATTGGCAGAATTAGAAATCATTCCATTGGAACCTTGCTTGTCAATATTAGTAAGGGAATGGATCTCGATCAAGCTGTTCGAAAATATGAAGTAATTGTGGCTCCGGCAAACTACAAGAGAGTCAAAGCAATTTTTACGAAAAAGATGTTAGAAGATGCAAAGAAGACAATCGCGGAATTGGGATATATGGATGCTCTTCAACGTCGCTTTGCCAATCTTAATGATATTACAGTCAATAATATCCTGTTTTCAAACAAAGATGCTGCAAAAAGAATCGTCGGAGCAGATGACATCTTTGGTCAGATGGAGAAGGAGGTAGTGGTAAATCCAAAGAAGTTCTCTAAAGTTGAAGAAATTTCAGCACAGGATTTCATTGACAAGGTGCTTCCTACAGCTAGAGAATTAGAAGCTTTTGTTGAAAATAAACATGCTTCTAATTTTGTCTCGTTGATTGCCCCAGTAAATAAGGATGCAAAGTCAATGTTTAAATGGAACAATCCTTTAAGTTGGGCTTATAGCGGAAACATCACCGATTCTGACATTCGCAGGAATGTAAAGGATGCCGGAGGAAAGGTTGATGGAGTGCTTCGATTCTCCATCCAGTGGAATGACAATCAAGATGACAATAGCGATTTGGACGCTCACTGTATTGAGCCAAATAGCAATACAATCTATTTTGCGGATAAAATTGGTCGAACTGGCGGAAGATTGGATGTTGACATTACAGAGCCAATGAGCCAAAGACCAGGAGTTCCATCTGTTGAAAATATTGTTTGGAGTAGTTACAATCGAATGATTCCTGGAACATACAAATTCTATGTTAATCAGTATGCAGCGAGAGGATCAAAAGGTTTTTCTGCGGAGATTGCTTTTGGCGAGGAGACCTATAGTTTTAACTATCCACATCCAGTTGTAGGAAGAGTAGGTGTTGCTGAGGTAACAATGAACAAATATAACGAGTTCACAATCAAGCCGATTCTTCCTACGACATCTGAGACCATTAGCAAAGAAATCTGGGGAGTAAGTACCAATCAATTTGTGCCTGTATCAGTGATTAGCTATAGTCCAAATTATTTTGACGATCAGAACGGAATTGGTCACAGGCATTTGTTCTTCTTCTTAAAGGGATGCAAGAACACAGAAGAGCCAAACGGATACTATAACGAGTTCCTGAGACATGAGCTTGAACCGCACAAGAGAGTATTTGAAGCTCTGGGCGCAAAGTGCCATGTAGAGGACACGGATGACCAGCTGTCTGGAATTGGTTTTAGCATGACTAAGAGAGCAGAATTGGTTGTTAAAGTCAAGGGTGCGACAGAACGTATTATGAAAATTAAATTTTAAGGAGAAATTATTATGGAAAAGAATTTATTTGAGTTAGCGACAAGATGCAAGTACCGTTTCCCGTATCGTGGACAGATTATGGGATCTTCGCCTGGCTGATTTAGATTCAGTCTTCAAGACCTTGAATGCAGAAGTTAAGAAGGCATCGGAAGAAAGTTTGCTGAAGCTAAAGACAAAAGAAGATGAAGAGCTTTCCGATAAGATTGCAATCGTTCGATACATTGTTTCTGCGAAGCTAGAAGAACAGAAAATCAGGGAAAATGAGAAGGCTAATAAAGAGATGAAGCAGAAACTGTTGGCTATCAAGGCTAGACGAGAGGAAGCTGCACTGGAAAATTTTTCTGATGAGGAATTAGATAAGATGATCAAAGAATTATAAAAAGCGCTGTGGGGGTTGGCTGCTGCAGCAACCAACTTCCTTAAAAATAAGTATCTAAGTAAGGAAGGAGAGAACACATGAAGATCTGGACAGAAAAAAAGCTTATTGAAGAAGGATACGATATCCGAAACGCGCAAATCAAAGGTGCGGAGCTGACAATGGAAAATCACGGTTGCATATCGTTTGATGTCGTTGTTGAAGGTGCAGGTTGGGGATGCGTTTTTGGCGGATATAGTCTCGGACACGGTTATCTGGGGGCGAAAGAATTTAGTGGCTATGGTCCGGGAATGGAATCCATTGCTAGAATAATGGATACAGTCGGAGTTACAAAGTTGAGTGATTTAGAGGGAAGATATATACGAACCGCAGTAACTGGAGATAGAAGATTAAAAATTATTGGAAATATAATCAATGATAAGTGGTTTGATATCAAATCATTCTTCGAGGATGCACAAGAAAATGATAATAAGGTATCAGAAGGGAGCAATAAATGAGTATTAAGCATATTATCTTATGCATCGAATTTGTATTTCTTGCAGTTCAAATCATAATGGCTAGAGCTGCATACAAATCTCCGTTAAAGTACGGAAAAACTGCTGAAATCGCGAATATTTTAGCACTTATCGTTATACTGCTGTGCAACATAGCAATCATAGTTTTAAATATTATGGGGTGAGGTGACACTAATGTTCAAAATAATGAGTCGAAACAAATACGATGGCCTAATCAGGGAGAATGCAGAGCTTAAAAATGCAAATGCAAATCTTGAAGATAAACTGGATCAGTTTAAAGCAGAAAAAGCTGTAAATAGCAAGTATAAATGCGGAGGATATTGTCGCGTTTGTGAGAATGGATACGAGATACCGAGCTATACCATAGGTCGTGATTATGGATGCTTACTGAATGTAGAATGCGAATCCTTTGTAAAACGTAAAGAATGAGAGGAGTTGAATATTATGCAGATAATTAAGATTGTTTTATGCGTGGTTATGCTTTTAGCCCAGCTTCTGTGCTACATAGGCCCCAAAAGGACTAGAACATTATTTGGAGCATTGTGGATTATATCGCTGATACTTTTGTGGGTTTTGATTCTTTTATAACGTTATTGATTTTTTATAGGAACGAGTTGTAAAAAACCAAAAGAAAAATACAGATACTCACATGTTGGCAGGAGAGACTATGATAAACGGTGAATTAGTAGTAGACAACTTTGCAGGTGGTGGCGGAGCTTCAACAGGAATAGAGATGGCAACAGGGGTAAGTGTTGATATTGCAATCAACCATGATCCAGAAGCTATCAGAATGCATCGAACTAACCATCCAACTACAAAACATTATTGTGAGGACGTTTGGCAGGTAGATCCAGTAAAGGCTTGTGGCGGACACCCAGTTGGGCTTGCATGGTTTTCGCCAGATTGCAAGCATTTCAGCAAGGCTAAAGGCGGAAAGCCGAAGGATAAATTCATCCGCGGCCTTGCTTGGGTGGCCTGCAGGTGGGCTGGACTAGTTAGACCTAGAGTAATAATGCTTGAGAATGTCGAGGAATTTAAAACGTGGGGACCGCTTAATAGACGGCATCACCCTATAAAATCAAGGTCAGGAGAAACGTTCAAACGTTTTATCAAGCAACTTACAGATTTAGGATATACTGTAGAGTTTCGCGAACTAGTCGCAGCTGATTACGGTGCGCCTACAATGCGTAAAAGATTCTTCTTAATTGCCAGATGCGATAATAAGCCAATATTATGGCCTGAGCCTACACATGCTCCATTAGATAGTGAAGCGGTTAAAAAGGGTATTTTAAAGCCATATGTAGGGGCATACACACAATTAGACTTTTCAATTCCATGTCCAAGCATTTTTGACACATCGGAAGAGATTAAAAAGAAGTATGGTGTTCGTGCAGTCAGACCATTAGCTCCAAAAACAATGCAACGGATTGCGCGAGGCATTCAGAAATTTGTTGTTGATAATGCCGATCCATTCATTGTTGAAATCGGATATGGAGAATCTAAAAATCAAAAAAGCCCAAGAGCATACAGTGTAGAAAAGCCTTTGCATACTATCGTTGCAAAAGACAAGAATTTCCTAGTAGCTCCGATCCTAACCCAGTATCATTCGTATGAAAATGACAGTATTCGTGGACAGGGCATCAGCGAACCAATAATGACTGTAGATAGCTCAAACAGATACGGACTTGTAACATCTTTCTTGAGCAAATTCTATAAGACCGGTATCGGGCAGGATGAGCGAGAGCCATTACATACTGTAACAACGTCAGCTGGCCATTTTGGGGAAGTCAGAGCTTTCCTAATTAAATATTATGGCAGTAATGATGGTCAGAATATTAAACAGCCCCTAGACACCGTAACAACACATGATAGATTTGGACTTGTTACAATAAAAGGTGTAGATTACCAAATCGTAGACATAGGACTTCGCATGTTAGAACCACGTGAGTTATATGGATGTCAGGGATTCCCCGATGATTATATCATTGACCATGATTACTCTGGCAAATCATATCCTCGGTCAGAGCAAGTTAAGAGGTGTGGAAATGCGGTGTGTCCGCCAATTCCTGCAGCGCTGGTAAGAGCAAATCTCCCGGAGATGTGTTTGCGACAGAGAATGCCAAACATGAAGGTTAGAGAAGAAGAAACTGGACAGCTCAAATTCGCATAAGGAGATAGCATGACAAATAGAGAGAAAAATGAAAATAAAATAATGGAAATCCTATTTAAAACAGGAGCACATCCTGCACTAACGAATAAAGGGTTGACTGAGTGCTGCCACAATTGCAAGTCTTGCCTTTATCACATTGAAAAAGGAATCTGCGATAAAGCCTTTGTACATTGGTGTGGAGAAGAAGTACCAGAAATTGATTGGAGCCGCGTACCAATTGATACAAAAGTTTTAGTGAGTGATTCTGAAACTGGGCCTTGGTTCGCAGCCCACTTTGCTAAAACCCTTAATGGCCTTATAGTTGTGTTTAGCTTTGGTAAGACCAGTTGGACAGCTTTAGAAGATAATACTTTTTCTACATATCGTTTTGCTGACATTCCGGATCAAGAAGAAAGGGGAAAATATTTAAAAGATGAATAAGTACAATGAACACGTCAAGGAATCTATTGATTATTTTAACCATGAATTGGAATACATGAAGCACCGAGTTTGTAACTGCGATATGCAGACAAGTTTGAGAGTTGGAAGAGAAAAAACTGCTTACGAAATGGCAGTAGAATGCTTAAAGAAGCAGTTTCCGCAACCACCAGTTAAAGCAATTCACAAGTCTGTCGTCCATGAAAACAGAGGTGATAAACCACATACGTGGAGAGAGATTGAGCTTGAGGTGTGGGAATGCCCGTGCTGTGGAAACACAGTATGGAGTGGCATAAGTATTGCAAAGAAATCACCATATTGCTCAGACTGTGGGCAGAAGATTGACTGGGAGGAGGTCAAATAAGAAACATACGCCGATGATCTGTTTTAGTGTATAAGGAGGAATGAGAAAATGGCTGAACAAATTAAATTTGAGTTGGATTCCGATGAGACATTTGACATTTTGAAGGATATCGGAGAGGCAGAAAACGAGTTGGGAAAGCAGTGTTGGAAAGATGGATTAAAAGCGCAAGCGATTGAGTATTTTAAGCATGAGGCTACATGCGAAATTGCGATTAAAGCAATCAAAAAGCAAATTCCAATGAAGCCAATCAAGATCACAGCAAATGGAGTTTACAAATGCAAATCTTGCAGCTATCTCATTGCGTGCATCCCAAACGCAACAAAATATTGTGATCAGTGTGGACAGAGACTCTACTGGAAGGAGAAATAGACGTGAACACGGAATTAATTGTAGAGTACGAGAACGGAGAGGTACACAAGGAGCAGCCAGAAAATATTATTTTTACAGATAGCAAAGAATATGTTTTTCCAAGAGTGGAGGTAGAGAATGAAAGTATATAAAAACCCTTTTGTAAGTTATCCATGCTATTTTGTAAAAACGGGAGCTGGATGGTCTGCAAGAGGGGAGGCATCGAAGAGCAAAGGATATGATGTGGAACTGCATAATGGGAAATGGACATGCAGAGACGGTTGTTATTATGATGATACAATCAAGCATGAGTTGATTCTGGTAGGTGAAAATAGAAAGTCCATTCACAGTATCATAAAAGAAGCAGTAATTTGTGCAGTATTAGAGCTTGTAAAGGAGGTCAAATAATATGTATTACATGGATGACGAAGATTATTTCGGGCCGAGTGAGTTTGATGCAAAAATCGAAGAACTTAAAAACGAGCTTCGGGAATCTGTAAAAAAGGAAGTTAAGGATGAACTTGAAAAGCTGCGTGAGGAAAACAAAAAATTGCAGGGCATCAAGGAGAATTTTGAATCCATAAAGGAAGATTATGAGAGAAAGAAAGCAGAGTACAAAAGTGCAATGAAAAAGGCTGGAACCAAAGCTGCACGAGCTAGGCTGAAAGCGTTAATGGAACAATTTAAGGTTGTTACGTGGTCAGTAAAATGGGACTACCAGTACAAAAAGAAATGTAACAAATGCGATAAGGGCAGAAAAGTCAAAGTGGCATTACCATCTGGAAACGTGGTATACGATGATTGCAAATGCGGAGAACGCAAGAAAATATATCAGCCGAAAGAAAATCTGCTATATATGCTTAGTGATACTAGCGGAGAGATTACGGGCTGGTACAAAGAAGTTGCAGATGGGTATTTCGACACAGTTGGTCGTAGTGCATATGCAATAGTGGATCACAACAAAGATTTCAAAGAATTAGAAGAAAGCTTGTGGCATACATTCTTCACAACGGAAGAAGAATGTCAGGAGTTCTGCGACTACATGAACAGAAAAGAAGAAAATTCTGGATACGATTACGACTTGGCAGGAAAGCTAATTAAGGCTAGAGAGGTATAAAAATATGATTAACACAATTGTTAAAAATCCGATAGACATCTTAGCATTGATGCACCATTGTGCATTTGTAAAAGATGGTGATGTGTGGTATAGAGATTTTAAACGTGAAATTCCACTTATGGAGCTTGTACGGAATCTTAATAAAGCATACGGTGATTCCGAGGCATCAGCGATGGATGATGAAGCATTTAGTGACAAAATGTATGACGATTTGCAATTTAAGCCAGAGGAAGATATTGATAGTTTTATTGTCACTTTTTATATAGCACTTGTTGGAATGGCAGAAAACCGTGAACTCTTGAAAATATACGAAACAACAGGATTGCCAACAACAGAGCATCCAGAAGTACTGCAGGAATGTATTGATACTTACGGAGCAGATAAACAAATTGATCAGACGATTGAAGAAATGAGTGAGCTAACAAAAGCACTGCTTAAACATCGCCGTAAGGCAATTCAGTTGGAGGGTGGAAATGTAAATCCAACGCCTGACACAGACCTGAGAGAAGCCAGAGGAGATATTCTTGAGGAAACCGCCGACGTTATTATAATGTTAACTCAAATCATTATGATTTTTGGCGGTAGAGATTTTGTTGAAAGAATAATAGAATCAAAGGTTGACCGCCAGAAAAAGCGCTTGAGAAAGGAGACAGATGGTCAGGATTGTTGAAACCGAAAACGCAATAACTTGTTCTGAGTGCGGTAGAAATTTGAGCTTCAAGGAAGATGATGTGTTTTTTAACAAAATATTCTCCTGTAGACACAGAAATTACTACAACAAATGTGTAATGTGCCCTTATTGCAAAAATAAAGTTGTTGTTTCAGGTGACGATGTATTTGTTGAATCAACAGATGCCCTAATTACAAGTATAGAAGGAAAGGAATAACGAATGCCCGGTAAACCGGGTTGATGCGCAGTGATCTGTGGTGGCGTATCAGAAAATTTAAACACCGTGGCTGAAAAGGTGGGCAGTGGAAACGCTGCACACGCAATTGATAGCAAACGAATTATGATCCACGATACATGCATTTGAGACTCAAAATAATGAATAAGAAAAGGAAAAGGTGATATGAAGATTAAAAACCTTGAAAAATTTATTAGGAAGATTCAAAAATCTTTTTCAAAGGCAGGAATAACTACAGTAATGGAAAAAGGCCTTCCTCCTTATGACGCTTATGAAATTCATTCGAAATTCAGAGATTTAACAATCAAGGTTACGATTATTTATGACGAAAAAATGACAGCTTTTTACTTTTATAGGGACGGGCTTCACCACTGCGACATTACAATTTATTCGACTTATTTTGATACACAGAAGCACCTCATTGAAGCCCTAAGATTGATTGCAACTTCGAGTTGCAAAGTAAGATAAAACACTATCCCTCACGGTAGCCTAACGGCTTGCAGGTTCGACCCCTGCAGAATGCAGGAGATGAGGAAATGTTTTACATAAAAGGTCAGGAAGCCAACAGCTTGGTTGATTTACCAGAGGAGAACCATGAATAAACGGCAGAAGGAAGAAAGAAAGGTGGTAAAAATGACAAGAAAAGAGTTGATAACTCAAATCAAAAACAAACGCTATGAGCCTAGAGTAAAAAACGTTGTGAGCTTGCTAACGTCTAATGGCGAGGGTGATGCAGTTACGCTAATCATCTCTTTGTATGATGATTTAAATGAGCTAATGGACGTAAAAAGCAAGAACGTATCTTCAAAAAAATACTTCGATGATGAATGCCTGAATGAGGCATTTAACGATTTTGTTTCCATGAGAGTAAAGATTAAAAAGCCCCTAACCGCAAATGCCTTGAAGAGAGCAATAGTCAAGTTGGAGAATCTATCTGGCGGAGACACTGAGCTTATGATCAAGATTTTAAACCAGTCTGTTGATAACTGCTGGGTAGGACTTTTCCCACTACATGATGCTGGCTATAGCTTCAAAGGCAAACAAAATCCGCAGCGTTCACAACTCGATGCAATTTTAGGAAGTATTACGGATGACTAAAAACGAGGCCAAGAAGTTAATGGCGGTAATGACTGTATCATATCCAAACTACAAAATTGCAGATATAGAGCTTACTGCCACTACATGGGCAAATATGCTATCTGGCTATACTTACGAGCAAGTTAGTGTAGCACTCAAAGCATACATACTTTCGGAAAACACAGGCTTTCCACCGTCAATCGGTCAAATTAACGAAAAGTTAGTCGCTTTGAGTCAAGCAGACACGCCTACGCCGTTGGAAGCATGGTCTTTGGTTCGGATAGCTGTCAGAAACAGCACATATCATGCTGATGACGAGTTTGCCAAACTTCCGCCAATTATCCAGTCAACAGTTGGAAACGCAAGGAATCTGGAAGAATGGGCGAAGGGACAAGCAACTCAGTTTGAGACAGTTATTCACAGTAATTTTTTAAGATCATACTCCGCAGAGATTGCGAAGCAAAAAGAATGTCAGAAGTTGCAGGGAAAGGTTTCAATTGCATCCGAGCAACCAGAGTATTTGCCAGAACTAAATATATAAGCAAAGCACAGTTTTATAGACTATTTTAAATTATAATGAGCTTTAATACATTAAAATAGTCTACTACCTAGAAGGAGGCTTTATGACACGAGCACAAAGGAGACGGGCTGAAAGAGAAGCAAAAAAAGGAAACAAAGTCGTAGAACAGCGAATCACAGGTGCGGAAGAAAGCATAAGAATTGCTTTGTTAAAAGAAAATATTGCACGAGACGTTGATCGCAAGCTTTATGACAAATACTACCAAAAAGCAAATAAAGACGCTGTGGACAACATATACAGCATCATATTAACATCATTTGGACTTGCCCTGGCAGATACTTGTCCTAATTGGAAGGCTGAGGCAATTGCAAAACGAATCCAGAAGACAATGGACTACGTTGACAAATTCTCAAAGGAATACGACGGAGACATTGAACGTTTTATGAAAGAACTTGAAGATAGAACCGGATTCTCGTTTGAGATAGATTCTGTAAGCGGAAAGGATGAATAGTATGGATTTTTTAATTGGTTTAATAGCAGGACTATTATTTGGCGGAATTACTGGTGTGCTTGCAGTTGCTTTGTGTGCTGCATCAAGCGCAAATGAAACCGATGGCGAAGGAAAGAAGGAAAACGATGAGAATTAAGCATTTGAAGTTAGATAATTTTTGCAGCTTTTACAATGGAAAAGCTGTAGACACAGATCTATACAATAAGACAGAGGTATCTGGATGTAATGAATCTGGAAAAAGTACAGTTAAGAGAGCTATTTTTTGGGTACTGAATTGCAGGGGTGAGAACGGCGAAGAAATTACTGGAATCAGGCCGCACGATAAATCAGGTAACGAGATTAACGATATTGAGGTTACAGTCGAGATGACCGTAGAACTTAACGGTTCCAGCAAGACATTTAAAAAGGTCTCTCGTCAGAACTACAATAAAAAAGGTGACTTCATAGGTAATGTTATTGACTATTATATCAATAATATCCCTAAAAAGAAGTGCGACTATGAAGAATTTATTGCAGAAAAATTGGTTCCTGTGAGCGAACTTTCGAACTTGATCAACGCCAAAACGCTCTTGTCAAAGAGTACTGCTGACTGCAGATCAATTTTAGAATCCACCTTTGGAGCGTGTTCCAATGCAGAGGTTTGTGAACGTTTTCCGGAGTTCTCCCCTCTTCTCCCACTGCTGGATGATGGCAGCGTTGATGAGTTAAAATCAAAATTTAATACTATGCTGAATGGCAGACGCGGAAGGAATGGCACCAAAGGACTACTCGATATTCGCAAAGAGTTTCCAAGCCGCATTGATGAGGTGGAAAAGCAGAAAATTGTCATTGATGAAGCCTTGATAAACAGCCAGATTACAGATATTGAAAGCAGACTGAAAGATAACCAGAGTAAACAAGCCGATGTGCAAAAGGCATTTGATGAGCAACGTACAATTCAGGCACAAATTTATAAGTTGAAGCAGGAGCAATTAAAAGCCGCTGATGACGCTAATGCCGAAAACAGGAAAAGAATTGCCGATTTAGATGCTCAGATTATGGCAGCAAAGGAAGAACTTTTCCTATCCAATAACAATCTAAACGCCAAGGAACATGAATTGTACCAGATTGACTCTGAAATTCGAGATCTTGAAACTAAGCGCTTGAAGCTTTCAAGTGACTGGAAAAGCAATAAAGATATGCAATTTGATGAAAATTTGCTGATTTGCCCGTATTGCAAGCGTGAATACCCATCTGATCAGCAGGATGAAATGCGAAAGCATTTTGAAGAATCAAAGGAAGAAAAGTTGCAGGAAATCACAGACGATGGAATGAAATGTAAAGAAGCTATTGATGCTTTACGCGAAAAGTTCAATGCTGCAGATGCAGAGCTTTCTACCCTTCGTGAAGAATCCAATAAAAAGTCAAGAGTTGTCGATGATTTAGCTGCTCAGAAAAAAGTTATATCCACTGTACCTCCAGCAGAGCCAGACGAGACAGCAAAAACCAGATCTGCAGAAATCGTAAAGCTTGAAAGCCAGTTAGAAGCAAATACTGCAAATGCAACGTTTGCACAGCTCAAGGCAGAAGAAAATAATCTTCAACATCAGTTATCAGGCTTAAAAGCAGAGCTTGCAAAAACCGAAATCAATGCCAAGATTGACGCAAGAGTTGCAGAGCTTAACATCGAGCGCCGAAAGAATGAGCAGCTAATTGCAGATACGCAGGCACAGCTTGACTTGCTCAAACGCTTCAACATTCGCAAGCACGAGCTTTTAGAAAGCAAGGTAAACGAGTATTTAGAGTACTGTCAAGTGAAATTTTTCAGACAGCTTGTGAATGGCGATCTGGAAGAAACATGTGATTTCTGCGTAAACGGTGAACCATACGCTAGAAACCTTAATCACGGTGCAAAAATCTTAATCGAGACAGATGTTTGCAAGGCTTTTCAGAAGAAATACGCTACTACCCTTCCTATCATCGTAGATGACTCTGAATCTGTTGATAATTGGAAGATACCGGATATGGATAGGCAGCTTATTATTCTCAAAAGAACTGATTCTAAAGAGCTAACAATCAAGGAGTCATGATGTGATCCGTGAAATTACACAAACTTACCCAGTCTAAGCTTGATGATTACAAACTTAGAAGTAATTTCACGGACGATGAAGAGATAACATTTGATATGTTATCTAAAGGCAAATCTATCAGCGAAATAGCAACCCGGTTATCCGTGTCAACTAGGACGGTTGACCGCAGGATTGCCGATATAAAATCAAAAATCAACCAACTATAAATAGTCCCCTGGTACTTATGATGCCAGGGGATTTTTACAACATTTTTTAACATTATTTTACTGTAAAGAAATGTCACACGTATAACTTCAAAGATATTTTTTATAACTTTTTAGTTCTAACTATTGACTTTTTAGTTCTAACGATGTATCCTATAACTGAGAAATGAAAAAACATTATTTTACTGTAAAGAAATGTTAAATTAGGTTAAGAATTGTAAAATAATGTAGAATAATGTAATCGCAAAGGAGGTTTCACAATGAAAGTAATATGCATTGCAAATCAAAAAGGTGGCATTGCAAAGACCACAACAGCCACTACACTTGCTTCGATTTTAATGTCACAAGGTAAGAAGGTCTTGCTTGTTGACGCTGATCCACAGGGCAACAGTACGGACACTTATAGAGCAGTGTCCAAAGATACAGCAACTCTCTACGATGTTATTTTAGATATTGAAGATCCGCTTCCAATTGCGGAAGCTATTCAAAGAACAGAAATCGGTGATATAGTTGCATCGGACCCAGAGCTAAAAACAGCAGATCAAAGATTCCCAAGCGATGGGAACGAATATTTTAGATTGAAGGATGCTCTTTCTGAATTAACCGGTTATGACTATGTTATTATTGATACAGCTCCGGCTGACAACAAATTACTTAAAAACTGTTTAATTGCTTCTGACAAGGTCATCATTCCTGTCACTGCAGACCGTTATGCTATTCAAGGCCTGTCGGAACTTAACAGAACTATCGTAGGTGTAAAGAAAAGAAATAATCCTAACCTAGAGGTTGCAGGACTCTTACTAGTAAAATATAAGAGCCGTCAGCTCCTCGCCCAGGAAGTTAAAGCTTCTTTGGAAGAGATTGCCAAGCAGCTCAACACAAAGGTTTTCTGCACAACTATCCGTGAAAGCATTGCCGTACAAAAGGCACAGGCAACTAGAACAACCCTCATGAATTTTGAACCGAAGTGTAACGCTGCCATTGACTATGTGCAGTTCGCAGAAGAACTAATTAAGGAGTAATTTGAGATGAGAAAGAAAGATAACACCACTACTACTTCTTTTGATGTGACAGCCGGCATTGATTTTGCAGATACTAGCGAAACTGAAATTCCAAGCATCCAGCCGGTAGAAAAAAAATCAGTATTTGTCTCCGCTCCAGTTGATCCAAACAGAGTGTATACGCCTGGATATAATCCAACTCCGAAGATTGGTCCAAATGGTGGATATGTAGGCCGCAGAGAAGTCCCTGCAGCTGAGCGTAAGATCCAATTCAGTGTATCGTGCACTGAATCACAAAAGGCAGCCTTTTCAGAAGCTGCTCGTAAGTCAGGCCGCACCCTAGCAGGATTTGCTTGTTTCGCCATTGAGGAATACATGCGGACACATGATCTATAATTCTTTACATTATTTGACATTTAAAAAAGGTTTAATAAGTTAAAGAACTGTTAAAAATTGTTAAAAGGAGGATTTTATTATGGTAAGTAATGAGATTTACGAAAGAATAGTTAGTGTTAAAAATGCTATTGCAGAAGGAAAACTTGACGATGTGATATATGAACGGAATTGTAATATTGCAGAATCGTTACGGCGTTTACTATCCACTAATAATATGGAAACAATTGATATTGTATCAGTATTAACTGTGTTTGCGAGTGGCGAGTTTACAATGGCATTTAATTACATTGACAAATTTGATTTGCCAACAACTGAATTATGCTGTAACATGTATAAACAAGTTAAAAAAGATTATTACAATGGGTATGTAGATTTATTTATATGGCATACAGAAAGCAGCGACATATGCGGCAGATATCATGCAATACGAATATATAAATCTGGACATATTGTGGAATATAAGGTCAAATTAGAAAAGGCATGGAGCGATGATTTTGCAATGTATTTAACGCATTATGAGATTTATAATAAATCAAAAAATAGATCCTATTTGCGTAATCAAAAAATAAAATTTTGGTAATTTTATCGCAAGATAACTCTTTACTAAAATTAAAGAAAGGAGGTATTTTATGGAACAAGTAAACTTGATACCATTTTACGCTTGCGCTATCGCGTTTGCACGCCATATACGATTAGATTTAGAAAACGAATATAATAAGAATGCTGTGGCTTATTATAATGCTGCAAAGCAGAGCGAATATTACAATACTTTATTTTCGGAAGAGCTGTCTTTGCAAACAGAAGAAGCTTATAAAAAAGCACTCGGAATCGTCGAATATAGCTACACAGAAGATGAACAAGCACAGACTTCTTTGGATATTCTTTTCAAAAAGGGATACAGAAAGCTATACAACATTTTTAAAAGACTTCCAAAAGATGAACCGATTCATTTTAATAGTGTAATCAGAGAAGCCATTTATGCAAAGCTTGCAAAGTCAGATCATGTTTCAGACGATAATTTCAATGGTCATTTATTTGCAGGCTATTACTTTTTAAATATGTGGCCGCAAGAGTTGGTACAAGAACGTAAAGAATGCGATGAATTACTTTGCTTTATTGCAAACTACGGATATAATCCAGAACGTAGAATACAAAAAGGCTTAAAGAAATATGACTGTGCTTTTCAGGAAAGAGCAAAATCATACATTAGTCAACTTCCAAAAGATTTATTTAAGCAGATTCAGTTAGCACCAAAAGATGAGGAATTTGGATACACTACAGTGTTTGATATTGAATCACTTTCAAGTGTTTCTATTTTTTCTGAATTACAGTTCACACGTGAAGATCTGGAAGCAATAGCAATTGCTTATATGCACGGAAAAAGAGGAGGAATACGTGAGGATTTCCTGACTTATGCAAAATATACAAGCTATATATTAGGTATGTGTAAGGCATACAAGCAGTCTAAAGAATACTACTTCCAACACAATCGTGAAGACGTGTATATTGAAGTAGAAAGCATAAAAAATGAATTACTTCAAGCAAAATCTGCATTATCTGAATCTCAGGAACGCAGGATGTCTGAACAAAAAGCTTGTACCGAGCAGGTTCAGTGCTTATCTGATCAGATAAAACTGCTCAAGCAGAAGAATGATGCACTAAAATCTGAACTGCAAAAGGTAGAGGGTGAACGTAGGGAGCTTTATGCTTTGCGAGAGCATATATTTTCACTGGAAAACGATTCAGAAACCGAAATTGCAAATGAGCTGTCTAAAGAACAAATTCAGCAATTAAAAAACATTAGTGGTACAATTGTTGGAGGGCATCCAAACTTGATAAAGAAGCTTAAAACTTATCTTCCGGATTGGCAATATATCAGTGCAGGAAATGTCAGCACTGTGCGCAACGCTGCATTAAAAAAATCTGACTTTGTGTTCTTCGTAACTGCTCACCTGAGCCACAAACTGTATTATGCCATGATTGCACAGGCTCAAGATTGGAATGCAAAAATCGGATATTTGAGCCGTATAAATATAGATTATGCATTGCAAGAAATATATATATTAGTAAATAGCAGTATTTAACATTATTTGACATTATTTTAAAGTAAAGAACTGTTAAATAAAGTAAAGGACTGCAGAAAGAAGGAATATGAAGAAAGAATTTAATTTGCTTGACGAAAGCTGGGTGCGTGTATTGCTTCCAGATTATACCATTAAAGAAGTTTCACTCACGGATGCTTTCACTCACAGCCACGAATACATGGATTTGGCAGGTGAAACAGATACTCAAAATGTCGCAATGATACGGCTGCTTCTTGCAATTGCTCATTCTGGATTTGCAAGATTCGACTCAAACGGTGATGAGATTCCGCTTTTGAACAGGGATGAAGCAATCAGCCGTTGGAAAAGCTATTGGAATCTCGGTCATTTCCCAGAATCGTTTTTAAAATATTTAGAGGAATACAGAGAACGTTTCTGGCTTTTTCATCCTGATGCTCCATTCTATCAGGCAAACGAAGCTAAAAAAGGAACTGCTTTTGGTGCTGCAAAGTTAAACGGAGAAATTTCTGAAAGCAACAACAAGGTACGAATTTTTGCGACAAGAAGTGGAGAAGCAAAAATGCAACTAACATATGCAGAAGCGGCTAGATGGCTTCTTTTTATCAACGGGTATGATGATGTTTCTGTAAAGCCGAGTAAAACAGGTTTGCCATCAATCGGTATTGGATGGTTGGGACAAAATACTATTGTTTACGCAATCGGGCGAAATCTTTTTGAAACACTTATGATGAATCTAGTTCCTTTGCAGAATGGTAATGGAGAACTATGGTCTAAGCCTTGCCCGATATGGGAATGCTCACCGCGATCCGATGAGCGCAAAAAGATTGATCCACCTTCTAACCCAGCGGAATTATTCACGCACCAATCGCGCAGGATATTTCTCAAGCGTGAAAATGGGGTCATAACCGGATTTAATGCATTGGGTGGGGAGGTTTTTAATAAAGAACGCGTTGTAGCTGAAACCATGGCACTTTACATTTTAAATAGTAACAGTGCTAAACCACTTCGCTTATTTAACGATGTTCCATTGTGGCAACTACTCGACAAGATACTTTACAACAATCAAGATACTGTTGCATGGTTGCGCTTAATCGGAATTAGCAACGCAGGCTTTCAAACTTGTGGAATGATGTATGACTCTAAGGCAATGAAGTTTGTCGATGAATGTTCAAAAAGATTTACAGTAAATCTCGATCCTAACTTTGCAGTTTACATATCTGTCGGCATTGAATTGTGCCGTTATATCACAAATGAAATTGGTGTATTATCCTACAACATTCAGATGGCTAGTGGCAAGCAGAATCCGACTGAACTTAAAAAATATGAGTTTTCTAGTAACCTAGATTTGATTTGGTCCAGATTTCTTTCATCAAGCGCCACCGCATTTGAATATTTTCTAAGAATGGTCAAGCAGTCTGCGCTGAACTTTTCTAAATCTTTAATTGATAATGCATCCCCGACATCATTTAGAGGTCGAATAGTTACGGTGAATGGCAAGGAAAAGTATTATTGCACAGCAAAGGCTTATAATACTTTTTTATATTATCTCAACCGATTGATTCCAGAGGAATCCAATAGTCTTAAAACTATAGAAGAGCATTTAAGCTCTTACAAGGCAGATCTTAAACCGAAGGAGGAAGGTGAGTAAATGGAAAGCAAAAACACATTTTCAAACATTGTAAAAACGATAATGTTTAAAAAAGAGATGGACGGAGTTCAGCTTGCAAAACTGTTAGGGTGTTCTCAATCTAACGTGTCCAAAAAGCTTAGATTAAATAATTTTAGAGAAAGTGATATACGCCAGATATCCGAAGCATTAGGATATGACGTTTCTATCAAACTCACATCAAAGGACACCGGAGAGGAATTGCAGATGTTGTAATAGTGTATTTTACATTTCTTTACATTATTTAACTTTATTTAACAATATTTGACATTTATTTACAGTAAAATATTCTTTAAAAGAGTTGTCAATTTATCTGGCAGCTCTTTTTTGTCGTTAATATGTCGTATCCCTGTCGTTTTTACATCTTAGTTTTATGGCACAATACAATCAGAATAAGAGGAAGGAAGGTGTGAATGATGTTTCCTGAATCATTTTTGACTAAAATATTTGAAAGACCAGATGTATGTATGATTCCAATGCAGTATCAATCAGCAATGATTCAAGCTATTGGAGAGGTCCTTGACGAGGAAGGAGTGATATTAGACGATGCCGATACCAAATCAGATGTATCAACCGTACAACCAACAGACAATGTATGGCCAATATAATAGTTATTACCCGTATCAATATCAGCAGCCACGTTATGATCTGCAGCAAAACCAGCCGCTTTTTAATCAGCAGCAAAGCATTCAGCCACAGCAGCAAGCTGGATTGAACGGAAAGGTCGTGCAAGCTGTCGAACAAATTACTGCGAACGATGTACCTATGGACGGTTCAGTTGCCGTATTCCCAAAGCAAGACATGTCGGAGATTTATACAAAATCATGGAATGCAGATGGGACCATTAGAACGATTGTATATAAGCCGTACACAGCTTCACAGCCAAATGCGGCGAATAGTTCAGCCGACATGTCCAAAATGAAAATGGGGCTATCTGACGAGGCTACAGAAGCATTTATGGCAAGATTTGATAGCCTCGAAAAGAAGTTTGATGAACTGATGCCTAAGATAGCGCCTAAAAGGTCCGGAGGCTTAAAGAAGGAGGCAAATGAGAATGAATAATCCATTTCAGCTATTTCAAATCACGAGGAATCCGCAGCAGTTTTTGCAGCAGATGGCTGGAAACAGCCAGATTATGAATAATCCAATGGCCAAAAATATTTTTAATATGGCACAGAAAGGTGATACTAAAGGGATCGAACAAATGGCTAAAAATCTTTGCAAAGAAAAAGGAATTGATTTTGATAAATCTTTTTCAGATTTCAAAAAACAATTCCATCTCTAAATTAATTTTTGTTGTTAAAAAATTGATTTCCTTTTTGTGGAGGTAACGTTAATGCTTTCTCCAAGCTCCAACCTTTATCAATTCTTTTTGCCAATGACTGGTCGCTTATCCCTATGTCTAAAGCCCATTCATGGAGCGGTTTTGACTGGTTGTTAAAGGTAATAATTCTATTGGATCTTTTATTTAAAGATTGTGTTTTAGAACTTGCCCAGCGGCAATTGTTTGGTTCATAGTTTCCATTAACGTCAATTCTGTCAATGGTATATCCATTGGGTCTACCTCCTACAGAATCAGACCATGACACAAAGTTCCAAAAGTTATGCCATTCCTCACATACTGAAATACCTCTTTTTCCATAATCCTTGTATTTATGGTTATCAGGATTTTCACAGCGAGAAATCATTTGAAACCACATTCCATACAATTCATGAGTGCTTCTGCCATCTTTTCTGTTTGCACTTATCTTTTTTAAGCATCCACAGCTTTTAACAGCACCACTTTTGAATTGATAAGGAGTAACATAAGCAATGTTTCCACAATTGCATAAACATTTGAGATAATATCTTCTATCATTCATACTCTTTTTTGAATATCCAATAACTGTAAGCATATTATTTCGCTTGTTTATATAATCAGATATACTGATCTTTGAATCCTTATAGCATCTGCATTTGCCACACGATTTTTGACCTGTTGTAAAAACTCTATACGGTGGAAAAGATACAATGTTTCCACAATCACAACGGAAATCAAAAGAATGCATGTTAGAATTTTGTGTCTCACCAATTACAACGAGACGGCCATATCTTTTATTGATATAGTCACAAATATGATATTTAACCATAAAAATAACACCTGTCCTTTCAGTGCAAGTCCTAATTTGATCAAAGTACGGAAACTGTTAGGACAAACAGCTTATCAGGAGCTACCCTATCCGTACAAACAATATTATAACATATTTTAATCAATTTTGGTACTAATTCTTGCAAGATTAAGTATAAAAAAACAAATTATGGAGGTAAACTAATGTTTAGTTCAAATTGTAATGGAGCAACCGTCCCATTAGTTGCAAACATTGATGGAAATGGAAACGGAATGTTTGGCGACAATGGAGCATGGTGGATCATTGTTTTCGTACTCTTCATCGCTTTCGGTGGCTGGGGTAATGGCTTCGGCGGCTGGGGCAACAACGGTGGCGGAATGGGTTCTACCGCGGCAGCCTACACAGATAGCGCAATTCAGCGCGGTTTTGATCACCAAGCGATTGTTGGAAAGTTAGACGGAATCAACAATGGTATTTGTGATGGATTTTACGCAGTTAACAATAGCATGTTAACCGGATTTAATGGAATCAACACAAACATCATGCAGACTGGATATGGCATTCAGCAGGCTATCAACGCCGATACCGTAGCTAATATGCAAAATACAAATGCTCTGCAGGCACAGTTAGCTAACTGCTGCTGCGAGACACGCGAAGCTATTCAGGGTGTAAATTACAATATGGCAACCAACACTTGCGCATTGCAGAACACTATGAACAACAACACCAGAGATATTATTGACAACCAGAATGCAGGTGTGAGAAGCATCCTTGACTACCTTTGCCAGGACAAGATTGCTACCTTGCAGGCTGAGAACAATGATCTTCGCAGAGCTGCTTCACAGGATCGCCAGAGTGCGCTGCTCACCACAGCAATGGCTGCGCAGACCAATCAGATTATTGACGCTGTAAGACCTACTCCAGTACCGTCTTTCCCGGCATCTAATCTCTATGGCTATGCTTACGGATGCGGATGCAATAGTGGTTGCAGCTGCTGACAAAATTAAATATCAGTATCTTAACCAAAGTGGTTATGTCTGCTAACTAACGCAGTATTACTATCAGCAAAGGGGCAGACTCAAAATAGAGCCTGTCCCTTATTTTAAGGAGGGATCAAAATGGCAGAATATGTTGCAGTCGCAACGCAGGAAGTTGCGGCAAATGAAAATGTAACTTTTACAAACACATCTGTTAAGGGTTCAAACTGCATACAGCACCGTGAAGGCAGTGGAATCATTACTCTTAGGGGTCTTACGAATCAGTGTCAGGCACGGTTTTTTGTAAACTTCTCCGCGAATATAGCTCTTCCAGCTGGGGGAACTGCGGCTCCTATATCATTAGCAATTGCTATCAGTGGTGAGCCGGTGCTTGCTTCCAAAATGATTTCAACACCAGCTGCAGTATCTCAATTCAACAATGCGTCCTCAGGCATTTTTATCAGTGTTCCACGTGGCTGCTGTGTAAATATTGCAGTTGAGAATACAAGTGGCGTTGCTATTGAAGTTGCTAACGCAAACCTTATAGTGACTAGAGTTGCTTAATTGGAGGTAGACTATGCATAAATGGGCTAAAGAGATCTTGGAATGTGTTAAAGAAAAAGCTAAAGCTATCGGAATTGATAATTTTGAAGGCCAGAATCTTGATGATTTAAAAGATTGGACCGAAATTGTTAAGAACATTGCTTGCTTTGATAAAGATTATCGCATCGTTGAGGCAATGGATAAGCTGCAAAACGATGATGAAATCATGGAAATGGTTGAGCAATACGGTGATTACCCGTCACGCCGCTATTACGACCGCTACAGATACGCTAACGGCAGATTTGCCCCAAAGGGTAGAGGGACAAGGACCACAGGCAGACGCGGTTATGACGAACCACCTTATTGGCACATGACACCAGAAATGTATTATGAATGGGCTGATATGCCAGAAGAAGAGCGTATGCGTGATCTTGATAGACTCCGCTTTGGGCGCATGTACTACTCTGACCCACGTAGAGGCTCTCAAATACCGTCAGATGGTAGAAGCGTAGAAGATATGGGAATGAAGTCAGAAAGCCGATATGACCGTGCTAGAAGGTCATACAGCGAGACTAAGGACATGCACAAAACTAACACCAAAGAAGACAATGACGCAAACATGCGAGGGCTTGAGTCCTTGCTAGCCGTTATCGACGAAGATCTTAAAGAGATCATGCCAGGGCTTTCAGCTTCCGAAAAAACTATGATGAAAACCAAAATGACAAACTGGGTGCAGCGTATATAATCAATGGTACAGCCGGGAGCAAATGCTCCCGGTTTTATTTCAATTGCGCACTTATTATAAATGTGCTATAATGGGGGTATCAAATGTTTTTTACAGTAAATAACAACACTTGGCAAGTTTGCTTTGTAAATCCTGGTGATCCGCAGTTGCAACGCAGTGACGGAACATATACTCTCGGTGTAACCGACAACAATTTAAAGACTGTCTTTATGTGTAATGATCTGTCAAACCAGATGATTGATAAAGTGCTATGCCATGAATTGACACATGTTCACGCAATGGAATACGGATACTCTATCCCGATTGAAACAGAGGAAATTGTCGCAGACTTTATAAGTCTTTTTGGCAGGAGTATAGTAACTGTTGCAGATGAACTTATATATCAGCTTTTAGGAAGCAATGCAATTAGGTACTGTGCATAAAATAAAGATCACAATACACACGACTTTAGGCAATGTGCCAGAAAGGAAGGCAGATGTACACAAAGATTCACACACAAAAAGACGTTCTTCGTGAGCGATATCTTTATCAATCCGAGCTTACTCCACTGGGCTTTCCAAAACTGCTCCCAGTACATGCTACTCTGAGTGGGCTTAATGCAGTATCATTTTGTGAGGCGGTGAAAGAAAAAAATCCGAAGAAGGCGCTTTGCCACTTTTTTATTGACGACACACGGTTCGAGCCATTATGGAATCAGCCGCAAAAGTATCTTCCGACACTCGAAAATTTTAAATACATCTGTGCTCCTGACTTCTCATTTTATGACTCTATGCCAAAGGTCATGCAGCTGCATCAAGTGTACAGAAGCCGCGCCCTTGCATGGTGGCTATTTATGAATGGATGCGACGTCATCCCAACTGTAGGTTGGGGAAGCACAGAGACGTTTGATTTTTGCTTTGAAGGGTTGCCAGAAGAGAGTACGCTGGCAGTCAGCACAAACGGCTGCTTTACCGATCAAGGCAAGGAGTGTTATCGGCAGGGCTTCAAAGAAATGTGTTCCCGACTCCATCCTACAGAAATTTTAGTGGTTGGACGTCCTATTGATGTGGACACAGATGTAAAAATCACGTATCGAGAATCATTTGGGCAGAAACTTACAAGAAAGTTGAGGGGATGATATGGGCGGTAGAAGTGGAAAGAAGCGCGAAATCAGCATAATAACCTATGTTGGCAGTTTGAAGCGAATCAGAACTGAGGAAACTGTCGGAAATATCACAGTCATAAGAACCGAATACAAACAGCAGAAGCAGAAGAAGCGCCGTAAGAAAAGCCGATAGATTTTAACATTATTTTACAGTATAATAATGTAAAGTAATGTAAAATGCTGTCAAGAACTGTAAAATAATAGGGATAGATTTGATTCTATCCCTACTTTTTAGCTATACTTTAATATTATATCTTTTATTTTTGCATATACCATTTAAATGGATACGCAATTTCGCTTTCTTGTGCCTCTTCTGCGTTTTTGTGGAGCTGTATCAAGTTATCAACTGTGTCGTCGATCACAAAACCATCTGCTATTTTCCCAAATTTATATCCGCGACAAATTTTTATTCTATAATTTTTATCTATCCTTGCTAATGTTTCCCATGCTTTTAACTCTTCGGCAGGCATTTGTGCTAAGTATTCTTCCTCACAATGACACGTAAATTCTATTATTGTCATCATCAAGTTTATTGTACGTTCTATATCTCTTTCTTTTTCCGTTTTTTCATCTCCATCATCGTCAACAAGTTTTTCATATAATTCTTCTGCAAAATCCGGAATATACCCTTTATCTTCTAAATAGTTTTTATCAACAGAATCAAAAAATTCTTTACCTGGAATAGGCTCTTCGTTTTCTGGATAGACTTTATCGGCAAAATCAAAAAACTCTTCAACTACAATTTTAACTGCCTTTTTCATAGCTTCGTTTTCCAAAGAAATATAATTGCTGTACAAATCGCATGTTCTATCCAGCAACCATCCCCATTCTTCGTGCCCTCTCGGCCAATCATTTTTGGCAAGTGGCTTGCACTGCGTTACTGCTTCAATTACTCGTTTCATTTTTTCTTCATTCATTCTTGTTTTCCTGTTCCTTTCTTTTTATTAAAAATTCGTGACTTTAACCAGAAGTTTTTGACTATGCTCTAATATCATGTACAACTGGTGAAAGATCCTGGACTCTGCTTCCTATTGCTATAGGTGGCAACCATCTGATCACAAGTTTTCTGTTTCCTGCCTTTTCACTCCCTATCCAGAAATGATGCCAGTGTGCACGGCGTACATGCGGAGTCTTTTTACTTCCTGCGGCAGAGGGTAGTGTATCAAGGTTTTGTTCATTTGCTTCTGTCTTGTTCTTGTATACATTGATTTCCCTAACGTTCCTTATTTCAGCTCCCACACGGTATCCTGCATCCAATACCTTGGGAATCTCCTTTGCACCAGAACGAACATATTTCTTTCTTGCTTTCTTGTTTTCTTCATTCTCGACAATATCTACATTCTGTGACAGTATAAACAGAATCATTTGTATTGTGCTTTGAAATATTTCGCGATCTTTTCTATATGTTTCTTCAAATTTCTCCGAAAACTCCGGCAGCCCCATTCTTTTATAGTTATCAATTCCACTGGAAATTGTATGGTCTATGCATTTTTGTAATTTATCAGACGATAAGGTTAAAAAATAGCTCCTTGATTCAATTCTGTTTTCATCATCATTAAAGAAAAGCCTTTCAATCCTTAATTCATATAATTTAAATTCAAAATCATAATTCAAATATGTAAACCTTGATTCGTCACCAACTTGAAGACATAAACATTTATATGGCAAATGAAGTAACATGTTTACCGGAACTTTTTCTATTCCTTCTGTTTCTTTTAATTCACTATAAAAATCTTCGTCAAAGCGATAAATTACTTTTGATAAATCCCACGCTGCTATCGCTGAAATCAGCCCCGCAGTAGCATTTCTGAGCCTTTTGAAATACTTCGCATCCGGCTTTCCCATACGTACTTTGTGAAGTTCCATTAGTATTCCATCATTAGGACAGTACACAATATTTTCATCCCATTTCGCACCCTGCGCTTTAAAATCCTCAATCGCAGCCTTTATCTGGTCAGCCAAATCAGGTTCAGCCTTTAAAAATCCTTTGTACAGTTCTAGCGCCAGGATTCGTTTATTCTCAACTTTTTTCTTTCTCTTCGCCATTTTGTCTCCTATTTTCTTCCAACGCCATTTTAACATCCTCTTCGGTCTTTTCAACTGGTAACTCTTCCAATCGCCAGCCCTTATAAGTATACACTGGCCTAGATCTCCGTGAAGACACACCACGTAAACTACTTGCAATTGCAGTAAAACCACCACGCACGCGTCCAGCTGCAATATTTTCTGGTACATCTTCATCAAAGAACCTTCGGCAATTTCTTCTAGCCCAATCCTTCAACGATACTGCTATATAGTAATTTCCTAGAGGATCAATTAAAATCCATTTTTTAGCAGTTCTGTTTTGCGGTCCCGGTTGTCCTTCTGGCAAAGCATGAGCCGCTTTAGTTGCTTCTTTTGCAAATCGTTCGCGAGCCGCTTTTACTAATTGACTTTTCTTTTGAGCTTCAATTAGAGCAGGCGGCATAGGTGTCCCCTTTGGCGTACACAAGCCGTGTTTCTTTCTTAATTGTGCCGCACATTTAGCAGAACAACATTGTTTTGTATCACTCGGATGCCAAATAAATGGCTTTCCACATATTACACAGTTGTGGTATTTACGTCTTCTTACGCATCCACATGTTACACATCTGTAAAAGTGAGATGCCTGCATTTCTTTTATATTTCCGCATTTTAAGCATTTCACTTTCCAAAGGCTTATTCTTTTTCCAGTATTAGGGCTGACATATTTATTTTCAGAAACTCCCAACACGACTAAATCTCCGTGCCGTTCGCCTGTTAAATCTCTCTTTGCCATTGATGACTCCTTTTCCCCTGTCAATATGCACCATTGCAAAATAACAGTACGTATGCGTGTTTCAAATATTATACAAAAAGTTCTTGACTTTTTCAAGTCATCATGCTTCTTTAAAATTGAAGAGGATGCTTCTTCCGGCTTCGGTCGCTATTCACAGGCATTAAACCGTCTGTGTAGATTGAAATAAAATTATAATTGTACGTGTGAGTACAGGGAACGTCTGTTTAAACATGCTTCATATTCTCTTATCAAATACTTCCATAGTACAGCGCAACCGCCATACCACCGAAGATCAGCACACCGAGTAACAAGTCACTAATGCCCTTTGCTACTGCATCAAGCATTTTTCCATGCTTTTCTTCTTTTTCAATCGTTGCTTTGAATCCTCTTGACTTTCGGCAGAGAATGGCACGCTCTGCACTGCTGCACATCTTCTCAATCTGCAGGCTTGATTCCCAGATTACCTTCATTTTATCACCTCTTTCCGTGTCACGCAACCTTTTCAATAATAACAGCTGCCGACAGTGGCGCTTCATACCGGAAAAAATCAGATGCATTTTTAAACTGTGAATCCATCACCGGGATATATTCGTCTGGGTAGATGTGAGCTGTAGAAAACTGAATGCAGCCCGGATTTTTTACGGATGCGTGCAATATGCGTTGCTCTGTGTATGCCTTGCCGTCAATTTCGTGCTGCACTTCCCAGTGTGCCACCACACCTGGAGTCTTTACCGCCTCGAATACTCGCGCCCATGACACAAGGGCCACAGCGTCAAGGCTTGCAATCTCTTTCTCAAGCTTCTCCAGCTCATCACTGTGAGTCTTGAAAAGTTTTATATGCAGCTCTCGCGGTGCTGCGCTGATAGATACTGTCTGTAAAATCATTGTTTTAACCTTTCTTTTAGTTTTCTTTTTTTGTTCCGGTTTTCCCGGTAAAGCGTCCCCAGGTCGTGAACCTCGCCGCCTAAAGCGGAGAAACGCAAAACTTAAAATTCCTCGGCGTAGCTTTCAGCATCTGCCAGAGTCCGGCACAGCTTGCAAATATTACTGTATTCACCATCTACAAAAATCTGCACACTGTAACCATAACCGCGAAGTCTTGCCGGGTGAGTGTCGCCCAGCAAGACAATTTTTGTTGTGATCATCGCTTTCCTTTCTCTCTTTCAAGCCATTTTCCGGCCAATTCGCGTTCTTGCTCAGTTGCCTTTGTAATTTTTCCGTCTGGATATACGCGGAAGGCGTGCCACTTGTAAACCCCTACAAAATATACAACGTCTTCCTCACTCATACAGGCGTAAAAATCCTTGTACATGTCAGCACTGTAAAAATCAGCGTGTTCCTTGCCATAGCTCAGAACCTCGCCTGCAGTCTTTAAAAACTTGCCGTTTCCGGCATAGCACCAGCCGTGGCCGCTGTCCTTCGTCCAGATCTGGACGTTATAGCGGAAACCGTGCGCCATAGCTGGGGCGTTCTTACTTAACTTAATAATGTGTAATGTTGTCATAACTTTTCCCTTTCTTGCCTGCCATCATCAGCGCCGGGAGGCAATCCCCAACGGACGCCCAGCCTTGGGCGTTTCGGCTTAATCCTCATGGATTGAATCATCAAAAAAGCTAACCATGTCAACCGCTGCTGTAAATTTTTGCTGTACTGTGAACACTCCGCCGAAGTCCTTGTTATACATCTTCGCCGCTCTGTCTGCAGTATAGTAGAATAGATCGGCCGCTTTGTCTGCGTCATACGTGCCCTTTGCAACTTTCTTTTTCAGATTTTCAATTGCTGGCTTGATCATCTGGCGATACAATGCGCTTTCGTTCGTTGCGTACAAGAAAAGCTCGCGTGCCTCATCAGATGCCTTATAGATCATATTTTTTGTTCTCTTCATATTTTTTTACTTCCTTTCTGTGTTTGTTGTTTTCCTTGTTTCTGACTGTATTATACTTCTATAGCTAGCTATAGTCAACTGTGATATTTCACAAGCTAGCTATAGATTTTTTGTTTATTTTGTCTATAGCTAGCACTATATTTCTATGTTATAATTATGCTAGTGGTGGAATAGGGCCATTATTTATAGGAGGTGTAAAATGAGCAAGTATTCAGAGGCACAGAAAAACGCGATCATAAAGTATCAAAAAGAACATCTTGAGCAAATAAATATTCGCGTGAAAAAAGGATGTAAGCAAAAGTATTTAGACGCAGCAGCCGCCAGAGGGCAAAGCCTAGCGCAGTTTTTGACAGATGCAGCCGACGCAGCTATAGACCGCGATAGCATCCGATCAGCGGCACCAGATGCAGAAGGACCTTCAGCACCTGCGGCAGAGCCGGAGCCGTCCAGCCAGAAGACCAAGAGCCAGACGCCAGACCTGGAAGTGGTAGACCTGCAAAGGCTCTTGACTGATGCACGGTATCAGCTTGATATCATGGATATATACGGCCAGGAGCAGACGCAGCGGCTACTTGATCAGGCACGAAGCAAATAAAAAGGTGGGCATTTTCGCCCACCTTATTTTTTTTAAATGAAATAATATTTTCTTACTGTTTTTTCCGTTCTGTTAGGGCTGATGCTTAGTAACTCGTCTGGAAGATATCCGGCCTTTGTATAGCCACAACTTACTTTTTCGTATCCGCCTAAGTCTTTAAAAAATTGTACTGCATCAAATACATTAAAAACATAAGTTGCCGGTACTTCTTTTTCTTCTTTTTTCACTTCAACCCAACGTGTGCCGCGCTTAGCATAGGTTGTTTTTTCTTCCAAAATCTTGCCGCTGAAGTCCTGAAGACTAGAAATATTAGGATACTTCTTGAAAAGCTTTCTATAAGTTTTTGCTAATTCTGAATATAACATTGTTTTTTTCCTTTGCTTGATGTATAATCAAGCTACCTTTCTTTTTTTTGATTGGTGCCGGTTGCGTTTGCTTGGTAGGTAGTGCAACCGGCTTTTTTTGTTTACACCCTTATTATATCACTTTTAAAAGTTATGTCAAGACTTTTTATAACTTTTTTTCGTTATATTTTTTCTTGACTTTTTGTCACGGAAAAGCTACTATATATATGTAGCGATACACCAAGCACGAAAGGAGAGTACTACAAGTATGATAAAGTTTAAATTTGACGTAGCCGGCGCACTGGCTACCGCAGGCGTTACAGCCTACACAGCGCAGAAAAGCGGCATTTTGTCGCAGGATACTTGGCGAAAGATCAAGGCAGGAGATACACATATAAGCCTTGAGGCTATTAACCGTATATGCTGCATTTTGCACATGCAACCGGAACATCTTATATACTATGCACCAGACCAAGCCGAAGAAGAAAAAATTTTAAAAAACTTTCGAAAAAAAGCTTGACATAGTAACTTTTTTAAGTTATACTAAAGGCACAAAGAGAGAAAGGAAGCCCCAAAGGGCAAAGGTAAAAAGATATGGCAAAGAAGCAGCAGTATACAACAAAGTTTTATGAGAGCAACGGCGGTATTATTGATGCAGTGACACGCGATGAAAGCGGCAAGGTTGTAAACGTTTTCAGCGGTTTCCAAGATGGTTCCATCACAGGTTTGGAAGTCCTGGCAGCGGCTCGCGAAAACTGGCCAGGCGCAGACCCGTTCGAGTCTTGTCAGTGGGACGGAAAGACTATGGAAGAAGTAGCAGAAGAGCTTGAGGAGATGGAGTATCATCCGGAGTATGGTGATTTGATCGCAGAGACGAAGCCAACACCAGACCACTACACAGACGCCCAGTATATCGAATCTGTTGAGTTTAACTGGAGCCGCATGGGGTACGCAGGACTTGACCTTTTTAAAGATTTAGACGTGCCGGAGGCCGTAGCATATCGCATCAAGTCCAGTAGAGAGTGGAACCCGGACGACTGCCGCCGCCTGTGTGAGCTGGCTGACATGGTGGACGAGTACGACAACGCCGACAGTGATACCGTAGAGGACGTAGTAAGCGCAGCAGCTGACAAGCTCGGCGTTGAGATCTGGTAAAGACCAAAAGCACCGCCCCGGAGGTTACGAGGGCAGAAAGGAAAATATGAGCGATAAAAAATTATTTGAGTTAAAACCTGGCGATACATTCCAAGTGGGAGAATGTTTATGCATTTTACTTGAGCATGGCAAAGGAGAGTCTGAAGGTACCACAAAGGTGCTGATCATTGAGAACACTTGGACCACTCAGCCGGTTATGATGGAGCAACCATTTGACGCGCATGAATCTAACTATAAGCTTTCTGAACTTAGAAAAGATATAGAATCATGGGACAACCAAGGATGGATCGAAGACCAAGTAGGAGCCGAAAATCTTGTAGAACACACCGTAAGTTTAACAACGGTAGACGGTCAGAACGACTACGGAGAATTAACTTGTAAGGTCCGCCCGATCACTTTTGACGAGGCCAGAAAGTATAATAATTTAATTGCCAGCTCTGACGATGACAGCAGAATTGAAGGTTATTGGACTTGCACCGCCTGGAGTGTACCACGTCGCAGCGGGGAGGATCGCGGAGATTTTGTTGCATCTGTTACTTACAACGGAATGATTGAAGGAAGCAACTCTTGGGATTGTTACGATGTGCGTTTAGTATGTATCCTCAAATCTGATATCAACGTGCGGATTGACTAACCAAAGCACCTGCCCGGCAAGGTTAGAGCCGGGAGAAAGGAAGATATGAAGCGCGAAGACTTTAAAAAAATTATTAAGTTGCGCAGCTTTTGGAAGATAGATAAGCGCAAAGGAGATTATAAGCTGCCAAGCGGTGACAAGTTGTCAAAGTATATCAGAAAGCTTGTTATTTCTCAAATGCAACTTGATAATCTGCTGATTGGTGAAAATGGTGATCTATTTCCGGGATCTGGTGGCACTGTAAACAAAGAGTTAAAACAAATTAACGACTATACAATTTTTCATTTAGGTCCGGTTCCAAACGAGGTTTGCACGTGGGAGCAGATGGAGGAACGAATTGATCATTTAATTTTTGAAATGTTACACTAATCAAAAAGTGGAGCCACAAAGCTTCACTTTTTCTTTGCCTATTTTCAGACATTCAGCCGTAAATTTTTAATTTGTGCAACTTACACTTTTTAAAAATATTTAACTTGATTTGCACCTCATATTGTTGTATTATGTACTCAAGCTACTATATATAGTATTTATATGTAGCCTAGATATGGATATATAGAGTATATAGCCCATGATCGGAAAAGACTTCAAGCCGTGCTAAAACACGGTGCTTCTTTTTCTGGTCGTGGGCTTTTTTCTTTTCCCCAGGCCTACAGCTTTTCCGTGTCGCTTCCTTATATATATATTATATACAGTATATATATTTACTGTATATGTATATGGTATATATATTTAATATACTATCGGTATATATAATATATTATCAGTATATTTATATTATATTTATAATTATATGGTGTATATGTATATAATATCTGTATATATACAGTATATATAGAGTATATATAATATATTGTCTGATAATATATATTAAGTATATCTGTATAAGGTATATATGTACAGTATGTATAAGGTATATGTATAGTATGTCTCTATGTACTGTATAGGCATAGGTATAAGTATATGTATATCTGTATGTACAGTATATAGATATCTGGTAAGTAGGTATGTGTATAGTGTATCTAAGTATATACAGATACAGAGTGCAGGAGCTGACAAATGATCAAGTCAGAGATAGGCACAGCACAGCCAGCAGATGAGGACGGCACACAGTCAGGACAGGCAGCCAGGACGGACACAGACGAGAGTTGGACACGATGAGCACACGCAGAAGGGCACAGAAGGCGGCTAGAAGACGTTTGAAGGGGAAAGGCTAAGATATAGCCACATATACGCACGACAAAAAGAAATACAGGGAAAGGAGGGCTACAGAATGCCAAGAGGAGGGAAACGAATGCCAAGCTATAGGGATATTGCAGAAACCATGGACGGAGATGAACTGGATGCTATCCTTGACGTATCTCTGCAGGGGCTAGCTAGAGCACGTGAAAAAGGTTCACAGCCCATGTATAGCAACTCTCCCGAAGGGCTAAAAAGTTTCAAGCACGACTCAGAAGAGTATCTGACATTTGTCCGGAACGTAAACAAAACCCCAACGGAAGGCGGAAAGCTGCGCCTAGTGCCTGATATAGAGTCCTGGGCGGCATTTTTGGGAGTTACGCGGCACATGATCACGGGCTATGAAAAGCGTAGCAGTGATTGGAAGTCTACTATAGACGCGGTAAAAGGCGTTATAACAGCTTGCAAGAAGCAGCTTGCATTTACTGGCAAAATGCCACCAGTGCTTGCAATCTTTGATCTTACCAACAATTCCGACTATGTCAACGCGTCAGAGTTCCGGTTATCAGCTGAGACAGCACCAGAAGCCAAACAGATAACGGCGGAAGAGTGGGAAAAAGTCATTGATGCAGAGCCAGAAGCCCCGAAGCTATCGGATTTTAAATTGTCTGACGATTCAAATTAAGATTGGTCAAGGTTTCTTGATCTGTGTTAATCTCTCAGATGGTATACAGTTCGTATAAGAAATATTATACGTACTTTTAACGGTCAATGGTGCGTATACTCAGACCAGGACAGCAAAACACTGTTGCTTTTGTATATACAAATACGCACAATTTAGGTTTTGCCGCCATAGGATCAGGAGCCGCGACCAGCTGCGCAGCTGCCAGATGATCACACGAAAAGGGGTGTAGGGGTCTGAGAGCGCGCCCCCGGCATGGGGCTACTTAGTCCCCAAAATATTTTTCCAAAATAAAAAGCCCCTTTTAACTCGTAACTACACATATGGCAAAGATAAAAGCTGTGAGCCTTGACAGTTTCTTTGCCATAGCGCCAAGGCATAATATACTCAAACTATAAAATGAAAATATCAACCAAGGAAATAACTGACGAATGTCAGCATTGCGGTGACATACTGGTTTGCCAGTTGTGCCGTGAAGGACACGGAATCAATCGTGAACGAATAAACGTTACCCAAATGGTTACATGCCAGATAGAACACAAGAACAGGAGGTTATCTAATGAGAATCATTTCACAGTGTAAAACCAAATCTGTTGAGTTTTATAACGTTGCTTTGCTGAGACGTGATGAAACTATCTTTGCAAGGACTGCAAACCAAGACATGGTACTTGCAGAGTACAAGGCTCCAGCCAGAGCAGCTGAGGTATTTGAGGAATTAAATATTTCTGCTTCTAACTTCTCAACATATATCTACTACATGCCGGAGGAATAAGCAATGGAAAGAAAATTAGTTTTAGTTAAATTTATTGACGGCACAAGTGAAACAATAGAAGCTTATTGCAGTTCGCGAGGTGGATACTATGGCTATCTAACCAAAAAAGAATTGTTTTACGTATCTTGTGCTTCTAACTTCTCAAAAACTCTCTTTCCTCGCGAGTTTGTTAAAGCAATATCCCTTTTGGATGAATAGGAGGAGTAATGGCAAATACAAAATTTGAAAATGCAACAACATGGTTACAAGGTGTTATTTCTGGATATCAAAAGCAAGTCAACGATTTCTCAGCTGTGCCTAATCCAGATGCAAATAAAATAAAAGCATGTAAAGAGCGTCAAGAGCTTTGCCAGTACATTTTGGACTTTATGGTTAAGGCTAAGCAGCAAAATGATACAATGGCTGCTAAGTCAAGTTCTCAAAACACTGCTGTAAAGCCACAGAATGCCCCACAATCAATTTCAGCTCATTCGATGGCAAATACTATAGGTAAAGAACAGCTAGAGCAATTAGAGCTTGTTTTGGGGCTTGATGCTACAATCAGCTTTTGTAGAGCCGCTTTAATCTTGGAGCTTCCAGAATTTGGATCAAAAGAGGCACTTCTTGGAACACTTAAAGATTTTACTGCGAAGCGTTAGGAGATTGTGCGAAATGATAAAAATTCTGAGACCTGGCACAAGGAAGGAAGCTGAATGTCCAAGTTGCGGTGCGCTTTTGAGCTACGATATTTCTGACATTCAGAAATCGTCGCACTCAATTATAGAAACATCATCTGCATTTTGGCTAAGCAGCAAAGGTACGACTTACATCGTCTGTCCACAATGTAATAACAAAATTATTTTGTCAGCAACTCGATAAGAAGGGAGTATCTATGAGTAATATAGACAAATGCATTTCTTTGCTAATTAAGCTTAGCAAGTCTTTTGGAATTGATGCTAAGGCTTTGCCACCGTGTTTTAACCACATAACTGTTACTTTTAATAAAAAATTATATGATGGTACTCTGCACCGCTTTAACTATGCTTTTGAGCTTTGTTTACTGGAAAACCTTGACACTCGTCAACTTCCGGAATATTTCGAATATGTATTTTTCAATAAAATTTTGGAATATTTTATCGAATGCGAAAAAGAAGCATTCAGCGCAGAGGAGTTTTTATGATTAAATTAGAACACGCTGTATTACCGAGTCCCGAACAGATGGAATTTGTGATTGAGGGAATGCGTAATCCGATGAATAGTTGGGATAAAAGCGATAGCGGTTATCAATGCGTTTGTTGCAGTAACGAAATATGCAAAGCCGAATGCACTGGAGACGATCTTTGTCCACGAAATGGGAAATATAGACTTGGGGACAAAGATCACTCACTCATGTTTAAACTAGCAAAATTCGGAACTGATCATAGGAAGTATTTAAGAATGATGCCAGTTTACGTTCGTATTACAGCGCCATTATATTGGTGGAAAGAATTTGACACTTACAAGGTCGGTACAGTTGCAAATTCATGCAGTACCATGCATAAGATCACTGAAAAGGAATTTAATCGTAGTGATTTTAGCCATGAGCATATTTTTAAAAGCCCTAATGTTTATTCAGGTGCTTGGGATATGGAAACATCAAATATGTTTTTTTCTGTAAATATTCAAGATGGTATTTATTTCTCATCGGAAGATATTTTAGATTTCACAATACAAGCCCTGAATTATTACCGAAAGAAGTATATTGAAACCAAAGACAAAAAATATTGGTGGCAGCTTATTCAGCTTCTTCCAAGTAGCTATAATCAGACTCGTAATTCAATGCTGAACTACGAGGTTCTGGCAAATATTTATAAATCCCGTCAAAATCATAAGTTAGACGAATGGCGAGATTTTTGCGACTGGATTGAAACATTGCCGTATAGTGATCTTATCACTGGAAAGGAAACGAAATGACATTTGACGAGTATCAGCGCGGTGTAATGAGAACCGCATCAGATGTAACAAAAGCGACAAAGGAAAACATGCTTATGAATGGTATCCTCGGTACTGCAGGTGAAGCAGGTGAGCTTGTTGATCTTCTTAAAAAGCAAATTTTTCAGGGGCATCCATTTGATAGAGAGCATCTTATCAAGGAGTGTGGCGATGTGCTGTATTATCTGGCACTTACTGCTGAGGCACTTGATACCTCTCTTGAGGATATTGCGATTAAAAACAACAGGAAACTTTGGGAACGCTATCCTGACGGCTTCAAAGCTGAAAATTCACTCCACAGAAAGGAAGGGGATATTTAATGTTTGTTCTTATTCTCCGTGTTCTGGCATCTCTTTTCAACATCTTTATGCTGACTAGCATTATAGTGTGGCTGAACGAGAAAAGATCCAGAGAAAGACTTGCCAGTGCTGTAGTACTTTCTGCGTTCTTTATCATGAATCTTGTCTTGGCAGCCAGTGGTTTGTGAGATAAGATCACGCTGGGGTTATCGCCAAATGGTAAGGCACAGGATTTTGATTCCTGCACTGTTGGTTCGAGTCCAACTAGCCCTGTTGCGCCATTAGCTCAGCTGGAAGAGCACTTGACTTTTAATCAAGTCGTCGTGGGTTCGAGTCCCATATGGCGCATACGGACCTTTAGCTCAATAGGTTAGGGCAGTTGCCTCATAAGCAGCCGGGTCTGGGTTCAAGTCCCAGAGGGTCCATATGCAGTTTGTAAACAATGTGGTTTTTTCTTTCTCTTGTGAAATCCCTTTCTCTTTTCCCACAAAGTAGCAACTGCAACTCCCCGTGAGAATCAACCTGCGGACAAGTCAGCCGCAACCGTATAGGCGGTTTTTGGGTAGATGTGCAGAATTGGTATTGCAGCAGATCGTAAATCTGTCGTCTTCGGACATGTAGGTTCAAGTCCTACTCTACCCACTTTTGCCGCGATGCCACAATGGTACTGGGCTAGTTTTGAAAACTAGTGATCTGTAAAAGGACTGAGGGTTCGAATCCTTCTCGCGGCGCTCCAGTTGCCTAGGGTAGCTCCCGAAAAGCAGAACCTGTGACTGCTTGGCAACTGATTTGTAATCACAGGAATACATTATCGCACAGGAGGTAAAACAGATGTCGGAGAAGGCAAAAAAAGAAATAGTAATATCGGAGGGCAGAGATTTTAAAGGAATCTGGATTCCAGAACGTCTTTATTTATCACCAGATTTAAGCCCTAGAGAGAAATTCTTGTTAATTGAGATATACAGTCTTACTCAAAAAGACAAAGGCTGTTTTGCTTCTAACAAGCATTTTGCCAACTTCATTGGCTTAAAAGAAAATAGTATCCAAAAGATGCTTTTAAAATTTGAACAACTGGGATTGATTGAAAGAATCTTTGAATACAAAGAAAACACTAAAGAAATCGACAAGCGAATCATTATACTCACCCAGAAATTTTTTGATTCTTTTGTCAATGAAAAATCTATTTCTTCTAACATGGAAAAAAATCCATGTGGGGGTATGGAGAAAAATCAACAGGGTGGGGTTGAAAAAAGTCCACAGATAAGTAATACAATAGATATTAAGTATAACAGTAGTTTAAGTGATACAGATAAAGAACATGCTCTATTATCAACTAAAGTTGACAATAGAGATAAATACATGGTTTCGCGCACTAAAAGTGCTCAAAACTCAGGTGGCAAGCCACAAAAGAAAGAACCTACTGTTGATCCAGATGATTTTATCAAATCTAAGGAGTCAGTTCTTAAAGATGAGCTTCACAGACTGTATTCAAACAATCCTAGAAACATCTTTACTACAGAGCAACAGGAAAATGACTGGGTTGACAAGGAATATAACAGCCTGACTGCTATTATTTTTGAGTTTAACCACCAATACAAAGCATCTACAGGCTTTGACGCTAAGAATCTATCAGACGAGAGCCTTAAACGAGTTGCAAGAAGCTATATCAAGTCACCAGAATCTTTAAAAGATGACTATGATGACCTTCAAAGCAACAAGGTTTTAATTGAAGAGTATCTAAAAACTGATTATGGCAGCAAACATGGAGTGATTGTAAAAAGTTTATCACACTACATGTCTGGCAGCATCCGAGAAATGCTGTTCTACAAACACTTGTATTAACTTGCTAGCTATATACACGTACATTATGCTAGCTATATATATGTACGTTGATACAAGTATACACGTACACTAGGAGGTGTAAATGCAGAATATAGAAATCAACTTTGGGGTTCGTCCATGTATTGTAACTCAAAATGGCGAAGAAAAGAAAGCGTTATTCCATATGTGGGAAAATTTTGCAAAGCCTGTTGCAGCGGATTTGTATATTGGCGGTTGTCCTGAGGGACAAATGAGCATGATATTTGGGCTTGTAGAGTATAATGATGGCACGATGGGCGAGGTAAATCCTAGCCAGATTCGATTCGTTGACAATAAGATCAAAGACTATGCTTTTGAGGAGGGCTGATTCATGGTGAAATATAGACCACACAGAGGAGCATTATGCGACGCAATGGCAGAAATGAGAATCTTTGATTCTGTCGAAGATATGTTCCACTACATTGTCGAAGACTGGAAAGCATATGGAAATCCATTTGATATTGGAGATTTAACCATAACGTGTGATGAAGGAAAAGACGAGCGCATTAACTGGAAAGAAGGCAGATATGTCTGCACCAGGCGAATGCGAGAAAAGATTTTTGACACACCGCAGTGTATCGGAATGTGTTCGATTGAATTGTAGAACGGAGATAATAACATGATGAATCCTAAAAATAGTATAACGGTACTCGGATGTGAGTATCAGATTACAGTAGTTCAACACGATCAGTATAAAACTTGTGAGGGCTGTGATGGGTGGACTGACCCATATAGTAAAAAAATCTTCCTCATCGACCAGACTGCTAACCCAGACTGTGATCCAATCGCAACTGACCCAGCAGGACGAATGAAACAAGTGCTTAGGCATGAAATTGTACACGCTTTCTTTAACGAGTCTGGACTTGTCTACAACTCAAATTTTTCGATGCAGGGATGGGCGACGAATGAAGAAATGGTTGACTGGATCGCATGGAATGGTGAGAAACTGCATAAAGCGTGGAAGGAGGCAGGACTAGTTGATTAAAGATGATTTGCAAACAAAAGTTGTGGAGCAAGCCGCCCTTATAGCGGCGGCACTCAAAAAAGGTAAAGACGTTGAGGTACGGCGAACTGCAGCTGGAATCAGCGTTGCCGAGGTTAGCAAGAAGGTTGTGTACCGATGATTATTGACTACATGAAAAATGTTGATTGCCTCATTGGTATGAAAGATATTCCAGATAAATCTATTGATATGATCTGCGCAGATTTGCCATATGGAATAACTCATAATAAATGGGATGCTGCTATTCCACTGGCTGAGCTTTGGAAAGGAATTGACAGAATCATCAAAGACACAGGCGCTATTATATTGTTTGCGAGTGGAATGTTTACTGCTGATTTGATGCAAAGCAATAGAAAAAATTGGAGATACAATCTAGTGTGGGAAAAGAATCAGCCGACTGGTTTTTTAAATGCAAACCGAATGCCACTCAGATCACACGAGGATATTTGTGTTTTTTATAAAAAAACTCCTACATACAATCCACAAAAGTCTACTGGTAATCCCAGAAAGGTAAGCAAAGCAAACCATAAATTGAATTGTAAGGAAACGACAAATTATCAAAAATACAGTTTAACAACTTACGATAGCACAGAGAGGTATCCAAGATCTGTATTAAGGTTTCCAAAAGATGTCCAGAAATCAGCTGTACATCCTACGCAGAAGCCAGTTGCGCTTATTGAATACTTGATTAAATCTTATAGTAACCCAAACGACACAGTACTTGATATGTGCGCTGGAAGTATGACAACTGCTATCGCAGCTGTGAATACTGGCCGTCATTACATTTGTTTTGAAAAAGATCCTGATATTTTTTCAAATGGTGTAAAAAGATTTAATGAATCAACCAATGGAGGACATGGACAATGAAATTAAAAAGACTAATTGTTACCCTTGCAGCCGCAGTGATGCTTTCTGGTGCAGCCATTGGCTGCGACACTGAAGCTAATAAGGTAAGCGCTAATATTTCTGCACAAGCAGACAATTTTAATATTACCAGAAAGCTTACTGTTCTCAACGCAAGAACCGATACAGTCCTTTTGGAGCTGACTGGAACATTTGCATTAAAGAACAATTCATCAAATGAACTCGAAGTCATTATTGAGACTGCCGAAGGCAAATATCAGAAAGATTACGTGTATTTGAATGACTACACCATGTACGTGGTCGAGGATATCTCTGGTTCAGAGGTAGACAAATACCGTTATGAGATCAATTTCTTGCCTGAATGGGGACTCAAGGCAACTCATCATGAGTAAACTTTACGTTTACATAGTAAACATATGTAATACGTTCAATTTTAAAGGACCATAACAAGAGCTTGAAAATGAATTTTGCTGCACTAAAGCTTGAAAAGCCTAGAAATCTGTCACCAAACACTTAGGAAAGGAGAAAAAAATCTTTTATGACATACGAAGATGCCTTAAAAGCCTCAGAAAATGGTCAAAATGTAAGATTGTGGAGCGGCGAAGAGTATTTGCACCCAGAATATGTTAAGCAGACTCTTGACAACCTTTCGACTGTTCAAATATCTCACGAGCATTTAAGATCTTTGTTGAAAGCCTCAGTAAGTGATGATTGGAGCATTTATACAAAAGAAAGTCTGGAATGGGAAACTGGATATTATCGAAAGCGTTACGAATGCCTGAATCGCATACAAGATGATTTTTTAAAAGATCTACTTGGCCGCGACCGCTATAACGATTATACAAATCAGTATTTCTGTAAGAAACTGATCGCTGTAGATGCATTCCACGCTCTTTATAGCCTAAAACGCAACCAAAAAATATTTATGCTTACAACTATTGTATTCTTAGCAACAACAATTATAGCCTTAATAGTTTAAAGGAGGAGTACGCATGAGATTTTCAGAAGCATTTAAATTGATGAAACAGGGTGCGCTGATAAAGCTTCCGTCATGGGCAGGCTATTGGTACTGGTCCAAAGAAAAGCAGACCATCATCATCCACACAAAAGATGGTGAGGAGTTTGATATTAGAAAAACAGCTAATCCAGATTATACTTTTTCAAACATTGCATCCGATGATTGGATTGTTTGGCATTTGAACAGTGAGAGCCTTAACAGCAGAGCTAAGATAGCTATGATTTCGCAACCAATTTGTGGTAAAACCATTGAAGAAATTAAAGCCACAAGAGAAAAAGCCGTTCAAGCTTTAAAAGAAATGGGGTATGAACCTATAGATGTTCCTTTTTTAGAAGAATGGTACAACTCCAAGGCTTCTCTTGAGCAAAGTAGCGTAGTCACCATTCCTGAATATTTTGTTGCTGAGCTTTTTATTCGCATAACCCGTTCTAACGCAATTTACTTTTGTAAAGGATGGAAAAACGCGGTTGGTTGTTGGCTCGATCATAATGCTGCTTCGGCATACGGCTTAAAAATTATTTACGAGGAATAGGAGAGCAAATAAATGATTGTTACAGGCATGGCACACTTTCAGAATGTGTGCAAAAGAAAATTGTCAGAATGGTATGACAAGCAAGAGGGAGTAGAAAAGATTACTCCAGATAATGTTTTCGTTGTATGGAGTTGTAAGACTTTGCAAAATTACAAGTTACTGGCAGCCACCACAGTGTCGGGAGATGGAGTTTATGCCGAGTATACTTACAACGGCGACAAACAGGAACTGTACGAAGACGTGTACAAGAAAGTACAGAATACATGCCACAAGGAGGAATAAGAAAGATGAAAGCAATGCTATCACAGCCAATGGCTGGCAAAACTGATGAGGAAATTGTTGCAACAAGAGAAAAGGCTGTTACAGCTTTAGAGGCGAAGGGCTATGAAATCGTAAACACTCTTTTTACAGACGAGTGGTACAGCAACGAGTCAATGAAGGAACGCGGTGTTGTACAGATTCCACTCTGTTTCTTGGCAAAGTCTCTGGAGAACATGAGCCTGTGCCATGCTGCATATTTCTGTAAAGGATGGGAAAATGCTCGTGGATGCCGTATCGAACATGATGCAGCTGTTGCGTATGGGCTAGATATCATCTACGAAGAGGATTAAGCACCATGGATTCAAGAATAGCAATTTTCAACATGCAGGACGGAATCCCAATGAAACGCCGAAAATATCCTGAAATTTGGTATTGGGATAATGAACGGAAGACAATTATGATCAAATATCCTACAGGGCATACAGACGAAAAGCTTTTCGCAATGAATGACCAAGATCATATTGATTATGTATTTGAGGCCTTATACGCAATTGACTGGTATCCAGCAGATGAAGCAGATCGTTCAAAATTGGGAGCATTCTACTTCTCAAGACCATTTTCTTTTAACCATGCTCTTTTTGCACTCAAAGACGGTTGCGAAATAACACGTAAAGCCTGGCATGAGAAAAAAATATATCTTAAACTTGCAAAAAATAGCAAAACAACTATTGCTCTTGTGTATCCGGACGGTACACAAATTGACTGGACACCTTCTGTTGAAGACATATTAGCAGAAGATTGGCTTTTTTACACTGAATGGAGGAAAATAAATGGTTAGAGTAGGTTCGGCGAGAATTGATGAGAATGGAAAAGTGATTGGCGGACAGGCAGGAGATCAGACAGGGCAGGAAGTAGCTGTAGAAGCATGGTATCGCCATGATAAGGGGTGGGTAGTTATCCGTGCTAAAGATGCAGCAGTGCGTGAGCGCATTGCACAGTGCATGGAAGCAGCGTGCGCAAATAATAATATCGGTTACGATCAGTCTACATCTTGGGATTTGTACGACAAGGCTAAGCAGTACGGATGGGATTGCAGCAAGGTTAACACCCCAGTGGAGACAGACTGTAGCAGCCTTGTACGTGTATGCGTGGCATATGCTTTGCAGCGCGACATTCCGTGGTTTTCTACTGCCAACGAAGTTGAGGTTTTGTATGCTACAGATGAATTTGAAATCATCCGTGAGCCAAAATGTACAGAGTCCTCAGCATATCAGATGCGTGGAGATATTCTGTGTACAACTGTACAGGGACATACTGTAGTAGTACTGGATGATGGCTCTAAAGTGGAGTGCGAGATTATCTCAACTGGTAACACTACACTTTGTGGCAAGGGTATTGGAACAGCAGTTGCGCTCACGCCTATGAACATTCGCACAGGGGCAGATACATCTGCAAAGAAGCTCGACACAATCAAGACCTCTGTAGCCGTAGAGGTCCTTGAAATCACCGCTTCTGGTTGGTATAAGATTGTATGGCCCGGCGCTTCATGCGGATATGCCTTTACAAAGGCAGGAAGTGGCTATTACAGCTATTCTCCAAATGCCAACGCACAAGTTATAAACTTAGGCGATAAAGTCCAATTTACGGGCAATAAACAGTATATGTCAGCATGGGCTGATAAGCCAATCACTGCAATTCCAGAAGTTGCAACTGTAACAAGTATTTGTGAGAGTGGCAAGCATCAGTATCACATCATAGGTGATAATGTCTATGGTTGGGTGAACAAAGAAGACATAGTAAGAAAATAAATTTAAAATGGCATAATCAAAATGGTGATTATGTAACAGCCAAAATGGAGGCTCTTCTTTAAGTGTTAGGAAAGGAGGAGCCTCTTTTTGTTAGAGTTAAGGCAGCACAAAGAACGTGTGGAGAATATACAGCGCCAGATCATCATGCAGCCTACATACAGCCAGCTCAGCACCTTATGTGGCGGAGCAAGGCTGATTTTGCTTGACGCTAATGAGTTTATACCAAATCGTGATTTTAAGAACCTTGATGCGTATAGAGGGTATGGCGACCATGTAAATAGCTATGTCCGATGGTACTGCAACCGCAACAGAAAAGTAGAGGGCGACGAGTGGGACAAACTGTATTGGCAGACTTATCTGAATGGTGCACGAGCAAGAATATTCAATGATTATTTACTATTCTTAGAGCACAAGCGCGAACCTCGAAAGATGTTCTACAAGCCAAAGATTAAGCAGTTCGAGAAGTTCCAGCTTATAGAATCTTATCAAGGTATGCTTGATGATAAGTACGACATTCTATGCATATCCATGCCGCCTGGTACGGGCAAGGCACAGCCATTATATTCAAAGGTACTTACTCCGAACGGTTTTGTTCAGATGGGTGATTTAAAGGTTGGCGACAAAGTATTTGCTGCGAATGGCAATGAATCAACCGTAGTCGGAATTTTTCCTCAAGGGAAACGCAAAATCTATGAAATTACTCTTGATGATGGATCTAAATGTAGAGCATCCGACAACCATTTATGGACTGTTCAAAGCAGAGATGATCGAAGGATAAGCAAAAAGCATCCGCGCGAAACATATCGAACAATAACAACCGAGGATATGATAAAGAATCTTTATGTAGAAAATGGAAAGAGGAAAAATTATTCTATCGACTATATAAAGCCTATTGATTTTCCAACAGCAGAATTAAAGTTGCATCCATATGTTATGGGTATTCTTATTGGAGACGGGTATTTAGGCGGAACACCAACATTTTCTACCGGGGACCCAGAAGTAATTGACCTTGTAAATTCTTTTTTGCCACCAGGATATAAAGTAAAGCACAAAGATAGATGCACTTATATAATAAACGGTCACGAGAAAGAACGTCGCCCTAATAGTTTAGTCACAAAAGCAGTAAAAGAGTATGGATTATTTGGACATACAGCCGCACAAAAATTTATTCCTAAAAATTATTTATATGGAAGTAAAGAGCAACGCCTTTGGCTTCTAAAAGGACTTATGGATGCTGACGGTACAACTGATGGAGGAAACGCATCTTACTGCACTATATCAGAACAGTTGGCTAATGACATAATAGAACTTGTTCATTCACTTGGTGGATATGCAAGCAAGCAGGTTAAAAAAAGCGGATACAAAGATAAAAACGGGAACTATGTCACCTGCCATGATTCTTATAACGTACAAATGGAATTTGATTCCTCTAATAGCCAAATTTTTGCTACTACCAAAAAACAAAACAAATATAAACCAAAAAGGGAACGAATCCGCCGCTTTGTAAAATCAATTGAGTACATCGGAGATGATGAGTGCCAATGTATATACATTGACGATTCGTCACATTTATACATCACCGATGACTATATTGCTACGCACAACACAACTCTACTCAAGTTCTTCCATTCAGCCGTAATTGGTTGGTTCCCAGACGATTACAGCCTGTTCTATTCGCACTCAGGTGATATTACGCGAATGTATTACGATGGTGTTTATCAAATGGTTGATGATTCACTTGAGTACGCTTGGCACGATATCTTTCCAGACTTGAAAATCACATCTACAAATGCACTGATGCAACAATTCAATGTTGGAAAATATAAGCCTTTTCCATCTTTGCAAACAACATCTGTAGGCGCGAAGAGTGCCGGAAAAGTTCGTGCAAGCAAATTTTTACTTACTGATGATATGATTGGTAGCCTAGAAGAAGCCTTGAACAAGAACTACCTCGACAAGATGTGGGGAGCTTATACTGTAGATGCATTGCAGCGAAAAATAGTTGATAGCAATAATAATCCTTGCAAAGAGATCATGCAAGCAACACGTTGGTCAACTCAAGATGTTATTGGAAGGCTGATAGATATATACGATGGAAACAACCGCGTAAGGGTTATTTCTATTCCTGCCACAGACCCGGAGACAGGTGACAGCAATTTTGACTATGCAATAGGTGGCTTTACAAAGGAGTTCTTTGCAAAGCAAGCACTGTTGATGGATGATGTGTCATACAACTGTCTTTACATGCAACAGCCAGTTGAGAGAGAAGGATTGTTGTTTCCAGAAGAAAAAATTATGCGATACAAGGAGCTTCCAACCTCAAAAATTGAACGTATCACTGCTCAAGCCGATACAAAATCAACGGGTACTGATTTCTTTGTTCTTCCAGTGCTTATAAAGTACGAAGGAAAAGATTTATATTACTGCGTAGACTGTGTGTGCAGCAATTCTTCTGATTATGAAGCTCAGTATGAAAATTCCGCAAATCTCCTTGCTGACAACAAGGTTGAAGATTGCGAGTTTGAGGGTAATAGTGGCGGAGACCGTGTTTCTCTGGAAGTTGATAAACGTGTCCTTGAAAAAGGTTGGATCTGTAACATATCATCTCGAATGACTGAAACGAACAAAGAGGCAAGAATATATCAGTGTTCGAACTGGATATTGCAGCACGTTGTCTTTAAAGACAAAAAGCTTTATACACCAAAAGAGCCATATGGTGTAATGATGTCTCTTCTGGCCCAGTACTCCACCAGTGGGAAAAAGCAGCTTGATGATGTACCAGATACATTCGCAAACTTCGCGCTGCGCATACGGCGCAGAAAACCAAGACCAACAAGAATCATTAACAGCATCTATTAAGATTGGAGGCATGTATGGATACAAAACACTATCTATCACAAATTAGCGTACTTGATCTTAAAATATCAAACAAGATCTATGAAAAAACACAGTTAAAGAATATGCTTTGTTCGGTTCCGAGTTGTGTAAAAGATGTCAATGTGCAAACTGGACATGCCACAGACAAGACTGCATCTACGATTTGTAAGTTGGTAGATATGGAACGCGAAATTGATTCAATGATTGATTCTTTTGTGGACTTAAAATCTAAAATCATTGTTCAAATGGAGCAGCTTGAGTTCAAGTATTATAATATACTGTTCAAACGCTACGTTGCACAGCAACAATGGTGCGAAATAGTAGATGAGTTACATTTTACGCAGCGACATGTTTTTAAGCTCCACAAAGAAGCATTAAACGAATTTGAGAAAAAGTTTGGGAGTGAATATCTGGACCAATAAAAAAATAGCAGGGGAAGCAAAATTCTCCTGCTATTGATGTTTCAGCAACTTTGATTTTCCTGAAATTCCTTTAAATCACTTTTCAACTTGTCCATAATCTTGCCTGTATAATTGTTATTCTTACGCTCTGTAAAGTTTTGGAATGCCTGTGTCCCCCTTGCAACCGCCTGTGATTTCTGATTTCCTTCCTGCGGTGGCTTTGATGCTATATCTTCCTGCATGAGTTTTCGCAAATACGAAAAGCGACTACGGATGCGCTTCTGTTCATTCCTGCGTTTAATCTCTGCTGCCTTCTGTGCCATATACTGGTAGTAAGCCTTTTCCAGATCTTCCTTCTGGCAACTTGGCAGCTTATGAACTGGTACTGTTACGAGTAGCGTCTGTATCTCTTCTAGCTGTGCCTGTGATAGTTTCCATTCATCCAATGCACTTTCCCAGAGCGGACGATCTAATGTATCTTCCTTCGGCACTGGCGCTTCTGGAACTTGCACTTCCAATATAGGTAATGTTTCGACTTCAAATCTTATGCCAACTACCGTTCGCCCTTTCTTAATGGGTTCATATGTATACCGACATTCAGTTTTTTCATCCATTTCTTTTTGAACACGTTTCAATATCTTTTGATTGAAAAACTTGTATTCTTTATACAGTTCTTCCTTATCACAATCAAGTATTTGCCTTAATTCATCAAGCTGCACTTCCCAACTTTTTCGAAAACGGTTTTGTTCGAGATATGTAAACATGATATAAGTGTAACGGCTTGTGAGTAATGTTATGCAGCGCAGCTTATACCGAAGATATCCGAGGTTTTCAATATTAAAAAAATACTTCATTGCTTTTTGAGAACACTCTAGCTTTACTTGCCACAGCCCGTAATCATCTTGTTCTGCCGTTGCTTCTTCAAACAACGTCACCAATCTAAAACCTTGTTTTTCACTATCATCTTGCACTTCTATTACATTTCCCATAAGATGCTTTAATCTTGCCTTGAGGTCTTGATTGTTGATTTTTTTTACTCCTAAAATTTTTTCAAGTTCGCCTTTCTCGAAAACAACTGTTCTCCTGTCTGGCTTGTGACTGTCTATTCGTGATAAATAAGTGTCAAGTATCTTAAATTCTGCAAGCGATAGCTCGGAACGCCACAAGGAAAACAACGGCAAACTTTTTTGAACAGTAAGTTTGTCTCCATTTCCTAAACTGGTTATTGGCCCAATCTTTTTTCTAGCCATGTGTAAAACCTCTCTTTCTCTACTTTTATGTTTATTATAGCACCATAAGTTACCATTGTAAATATAAAATTGTTACCTTTTTATATTTTATGGAATTTCTTGGTTACTCATGCGGAATTTCTTGGTTACTCATGCGGAATTTCTTGGTTACTCATGCGGAATTTCTTGGTTACTCATGCGGAATTTCTTGGTTACCTATGCATATCAAAAAACTAGTATTTATGCGGATTTCAAAGCTCCCGTAATCAAGAGAGTAATCAAGAGAGTAATCAAGAGAGTAATCAAGCTATCAATCAAGGAAAGCATTGGTAGACAGATAAAAAACAATTCAATATTAACTATGACATTTTAATTGGAATTTTATGGTTACCTATAACACTAAAACCTATCATTTAATATCACTAAATGACACAAGATATCATCTTGAATACATGCTATTACTATGATACTCTCAACAATAGAAAAGTATGAAATAAAGTTAATTGCGCCTTACATATGTATGGCGCTTTTTTATTACCCAAAAAGGAGACAGCCATGTTAACGATTAGAAGCAAGAGTATATCGCTGTCAGGAGACAGCACAGTAAATGATCAAGTGATTTTTGCGTTTCAGGCATCAATCAATTCAAACAACCCCAAAGAAGTCCAGTTTAGCAACTGGATAAACGACCATGAGTTATACAAGCAGAACAGGAAGGAATGCAATTCCGATTACGAGTCTTTCCAGGACGAAGTATATAAATTGCAGGACTCCATGCTGCTGTCGGCGGAAACGCTATGAGTAGCCAGATAATTACATGCCCCAATTGTGGAAGGATTATTTTCCACTACGACAAGAAAGCGACAAACGCTTTTGAAGTGCAATGTAGGAAATGCGAGCAAATGACTTGTATTCTTACAAAAGACGGTATTGTGCAGTCGGTTAAGCCTATAAAAAAGATACAAGCCAAAAGTAGCAGCGGCAAAAGATTCTATTAAGAAAGGAGGGCGAACAGGATGTGGACGTTAAAAGGAAGACAGAAAATATATACGGATGCAAAAGAAATTACTGCCGACAACATAATCAAAGAATTGTCAAAAGCATATGAGAAGCATAAATTTAATCGGTTAGAGATGCAATATCTTATAGATTTTGAAGCCGGCGATCAACCACTGGACAGACCCAAAATTGTTCGCCCTGAGATCAATATTAAAGTAACCGATAATGCCGCAAACTACATTACTGATTTCAAAATGGCGTATTTCTGGGGAACACCAGCAATGCTGATACAGCGATCTGACAAAGACGCACACAAAACACCAGCAGGCTTAGACGATGAAGGAATATCTGCACTTAATGAAATGCTTACAAATGCCTGCGACATTGGTTACAAGAATCAGGAGCTTGGCAATTTTGTTGAAAAAGTAGGTGTGGGATACCGACTTGTTGACGTTAAAACCGATTTTGAAGAAGATGACGAAGCTCTTGTGGATATATATACGTTAGATCCAAGATATGCTTTTTGCGTATATAGCAATGATGCCAAACAAAAGAAGCTAATGGGAGTAACATACAGAACGGACAATGGTGAACAATATTTTACGTGCTTTACTCCTAAGATGCGCTTTGAAGTCTCAAAAGGCAAAATTGTTAAAAAATCATTAAATCCACTCAAAAAAATTGCGATAGTTGAATACGAGAGATCTGTTGACAGAACAGGCTGCTTCGAGAGGCAGATATCAGATTGTATCGAACTTAACACGCTAGTCTCTGATTTCGCAAACCTTACAGCGCAGCAAACTCAGGAGATATGGTGGGGCAATGATATTGATTTTCCGGTTGACCCCAAAACTAAGAAGCCTATAAAAGTGAAGTCGGGGCAATGGTTGCTTACTAGCACAACACCAGATGGAAAGACACCGCAAATCAAGGCACTATCTAATGCATTTGATACAAACGCAACATTAACAGCGATAGATACACGCTGGCGAAGAATTTTACAAAAATGCAAAGTGCCTACACAACAAGATTCAGAAGGTGGCGGTTCCACAGGAACCGCCATGGATATGTCTAGTGGATGGAGTGCAGCTGAGATTGACGCTGTGCGTGAGGAGCAGATTGTGAGCAAGGCACAGCGAGAGGAACTTAAACTTATCATAAAAGTACTCCAATTAACTCCATCAAATGTGCTTAAAGACGATGATCCAATCAAAAGAGTACATGTTGGAGACATCAATTTCCATTTCTCAAGAAGAAAGAACTACGACATGTCAGTCAAAGCAAATGCTTTATCAACCCTCATTAAGACTGGTGTACATGGTAGACATGCACTTAAATTTATTGACGGTTTTGAAGACACCGAGGCTACATGGAACGACAGCAAGGAAATGATAGAAGCAGTACAAAGGGCTGCTGCATCAAGCGGAACCACAGCAGCGGAAGACAGTGAACCAACTGATAGGCAAATAGATCAGTTGGAAACAAGCCCTATAACTGGGAAAGTATAAGGTGATGATATGGCACAGATATTTGGATTTGACGAAATCGAAAAGATACGGTCCATGCCATACAATAGATTTTTTGGTGAAATGGGAATCACAAAAAAGCAAAAACAAGAACGCATTGAATTTTCAAATAAAATTGAAGATGATATGCGTTTTTTAATTTTACTCATCCTGATTATGAAGGAAACAGGTATAGTTGATGCCAAGAAAGCAGCAGAACAATTTGAAGCAAAATTGCTGAAATGGATTGCACGATATATTGATCTTGACAGCGAGACAAAGGTTTATATATCAGATTTTTGTTTATCTACAGCACAGGTAACTGCGGATCATGTCAACGAAAAATATTATGTCTCAGAAGATCGAATACGCCTGATAAGTGAAAATACAGCCCTTGATTTTTTGAATCATAAAGACTTCAAAGAGGCAACCAGAAATAAAACATACAAAACATGGAACACAATTATAGACGGAAAAGAACGTGAAACACACCACAAGGAAGATCAAACGACTATACCAATAAACAACTACTTTTTAGTAGGCAAAGCACTTATGCGGTATCCACATGATATGGCAGTTGCTTTTACTAACCCGGAGGAAGTAATCAATTGTCGCTGCTGGGTGACGTACTCTTAATTTATGCAAAGAACAGGCTCTTTAAACGAAGGTTTGAAGGGCTTTTTGTTTGCACAAAATTAGGGCAAACAAGTCGGAGACGGACTTTAAGGAGCAAAACAGCTCAGAGAAGAGCTTAATAATCGCACAAATCAAAGCGGAGAGAACCGCACAAACGCAGAAAGGAATGAATCTATGAAGACTCAGCCGATTTTTAGAACATTTGAACGCAATGCCACCAAGAGAAAATTAAACCTGCAGCTTTTTGCAGAGCCGACACCGGAGGCTGAAACTCATGAAGAGCCAAAGGGATCAGGTGATGATCACGAACCGGAAACCGATGCTGATGTATTAAGGGTGCAGCTTGCACAGGCAAACGCACAAATTGCGAAACTCACAAACAAAGCTGATGCACTTGCATCTGAGAACGCAGCCAAAACAAAGCAGCTCAGAGAAAAGATGACAGCTCAAGAGAAGGAAGCGGAAGCAAAGAAAGAAGCAGAAGCCGAGAGAGACAAGCAGTTCAAGGCAATGCAACGTGAGTTGACGATTATGAAATCTACCAATACATACATGGACACTTTGGAAATGTCCAAGGAAGTAGCACAGCAGTACGCCGAGGCAAGAGCTGACGGAGATGGAGATAAGGAAAACGGAATCTTGAGGCAGCACATGAAAACGCTCAAATCAAAGATGATGCAGGAGTTTCTGGCAGAGCGTGGCGAAGTTAACGCAGGACACGGAGACAGTCACGAGAGCAAGGCTGTTGAACTTATGAAGTCACTACCGACGTATTCGACAGAGGTCGACGAAAGCGTTTTGAAGCAATACATGTAAAGAAAGGAAGTAAGAAATGGCAAGAGGAGACATGAGATATGCAACAACCGAGATACGTCCATCCGGTGCAGAGATCTTAAACAGAGAGGTGTTCGAAGGAGTGCCAATGACTATTGATTTTACAGATGTCAGCACTACTGATAGTGATACCGGAGAGAAGGTTGTAAAGGCAGGAAGTGTAATTAGTGGAACAGGAACAGTAGTTGCAGCAACACCATGGACAGGCGGAGCTGGAATCTTGCTTTTTGATGTGTATGAGCATCGGCCACAAGGAACGATTCTTAAAAAGGCATACATTAACAAGTCAAGAGCAGAACAGAATGCAGGAATCACTTATGATGCAGACTTAACTAAGATCCTGCCTATGATCGTGGTTGAGTAAAAAAGGAGGAGCAATGGCAGTTTTAATTACAGATATTTATGATTCACAGGCAGTTGCCGCAAGACGTACACAAGATCCAAGTAATGCCATGGGCTTTGTCGGAAAGGCTTTTTTCCCAAACAGAAAGAAGCTGGGCTTGTCATTAAAATGGATTAAGACACACAAAGGCTTAAACGCCATCTTAAAGCCAAGTAATTTTGACGCAATTCCGATGATCAGAGCCCGTGAGGGATTTAAGCAGGAGTCTACAGAGATGATCTTTTTCCGCGAGAGTATGACTGTACGAGAGGAAGATTTAATGCGACTTATGGAGATCGAAGACGCTAATAGTCCATTCATCGGAGACATTATATCATCAATTTACAATGATGCTGCAAGGCTTATTGATGGCGCAGAAATCGCCGCCGAAGTAATGCGAATGGCACTGCTTGCACCAAAGGACGGAAAACCATCTATCGCAATAGGAACCGGGAAACAAGAGAGTGACAATATGGTTTATGGCTACGATTACGATGGCGATGGAACATATAAGCAAAAGCATTATTTAAAAATTCAAGGCACTGATACGTGGGACCATCCTGACACGGCGAAGCCGTTAAAAGACGTTCAGCAGGGTACTAAATATTTAAAATCAATCAGATCGGAAGAGCGTCGTGTAGGGAAA